AGCGCTCCATTCAGAACGGCAACCCGGGCTTGTGGGCGAACATGGGTACGATCACGTTCAGCAACGGACACAAGTACGAGGACATGGAGCAGTCGCTCGGCGTGGTCGACAAGGTCAACGGGAAGAACGTGTACTGCATCCAGGCCGACACGCTCTACACGGGCACGGCGGGCACGTGGGGCGAGTGGACCGACGCGAAGACGAAACCGGACGCGCAACGGCTCGCATGGCTGACCGACAAGTACAACGGGAACACGGACGACCTCACGCAGGCCGCGATCGCGGGCCTCATCCACCAGAAGCTCGATCCGATGGGTGAAGAATACCTGAAAGGCATCGAACGCCTCGGCTGGAAGGACGGCACCAGCTGGGACACGTACACGAAGAAGATGAACGAGTTGTGGAATGAGGCGGTCGCCAACACGCCCTCGAACCTCGACATGAGATACCAGTACACGATCGGCCAACGCAAAGGCACCATCGATGTCGGCATCCAGAACGGGAACGGCGGCTTCCTTTCAGGAATCACGTACACCGCGACCCTGAAGGGCCCGGCCGTGTTCGACCAGACCGGCAAGAACACGATCAGCGGCACCACCACGAATTCTGCGCAGCATGTCGCGTGGACCGCAACCGGCAATGGCAAGGTTATGCCTGTTTTTAATTACAAGGTTCCGAAGGCCGCCAAACTGTCCTCGCCGAACCAGAACCTGATGGCAGCTACCGATCCCGAGACCGTGTCGAAGAACATCCAGTTCGAGGTGCTGAACAACTTCAAGCCGACCATCGAATCCAACCAGACCGATCATCGCATCGAATACGGGCATGCGCCCGAAGATGATCTGACCTGGCATGTGGACCCGTCCGGTGGCGACTGGATTGAAGGCGCGACCATCAAGAGCACCGGCACCCTCTACTACTTCGCGAAGAAGCCGGTCGAAGGCCAGACGACCGTCAAGGATGGGGTGAAGGCCGCGACCGCGACCGCCGCCGGCGACAGGGACGGCGCCACCAGTCATGTGGACGCCGCCTCCATCACCATGGACCCCGGTTTCGTGAAGGCCCACCCGGGAGCCACCCCGTCGAGCCTGCCCGCCACCGGCTGGTACACGTGGGTGTGGGAGATCACGCCCGGCATGCAGGACGCCGACATGAGGCAGTACCTGCCCGCCGACTACGACTGGTCCGACAACGTGCTGGAAGCGGAGACCACGCTGCACGTGCGCAGCATGCAGCCGACCATCACGTCCAGCGTGTCCGCCGCCTACAAGACCGACCAGAGCAAGGTGACCGGCGCCGACGGCATCGAACGGCCCGCCGTCCAGATCGGCTCCGCGGCCGCGTCCGACAGGACCGATGTCGTCTACCTTGAAAAGGGCGGCGTCATCCGCGACAAGGTCACGCTGGGCGTGGCCGACGTGAACGGTGACGGCAAGGTCGACACCCAGGACTGGCTGCACACCAAGGACGGTCAGGGCGAAGGCAAGGAAACGGAAGACAACCAGATCACGCTTACCGTGAATGGCGCCATCTACGGTGGTATGACCCGCGAACAGGCCGAACAGGCTCAGAAGGATACCGCCGCAGGCAAGACCGTCGAACTGCCCAAGCAGGCTGTGAAGCTCGCCACCGCGACGTTCACCACGAACAAGGCCGGCGACTACCTGATTTCCAGCAGTGACGAGGACAAGCCTGTCGCCCAATGGAAGGCCGAGGATGGTGTGGATCTGACGAACCTGCCATCCGGATACGCGACGTTCGTGTTCGACATCGCGAACAAGGATCAGGACACGGAAAGCCAGACCGGTATCAAACCGTCCGACGATTATCCGTTCGCCAAGGATGTTCATGAGGCTCCGTTCACCGCGGATGAGACCGTCATGTTCCGCCTCACCCCGAAGCTCGACTCCACAGTGTCCAGCAAGGAAGTCAAGGCGGGGGAGACCACCGTCGACAAGCTCGTCGTCGCCAAGACCAACGAAAAGGACGTGTGGCCCACCTACCCGGAGACCAACGTCACCGAAGGCGAGATCCCGAAGGCCACCCCGCTCAGCCTCGACTTCCACGGCGTCCTCTACAAGGTGAGTGACGACCCGTCCGCCGCGATCGAGGAAACCGACACCGTGCCCGAAAACGCGGTGAAGGTTCACGAAACCGACATCAAGGATGTCACCAAGTTCGGCACCTACACGACCGACTCGTTCACCCTGACCGAATCGGGCACCTACGCTTGGCATTGGACCATGACCCCAAGCCTGACCGGCGACCAGAACCACAATCCGCTCACCGCCCTCGCATGGCGTCAGCTCACCCACGGCAAGGTGCAGCACGCATTCGGTCTTGCCTCCGAAATCGTGCGCGTCCAAGGCAAGAAGCCCGACGTGCCGAAGTGCGAGGTGTCCACAAAGTCGCAGGGTGAGGTCACGTTCGAAAACGGCAAGGCCGACCTGCACGATGAGCTCCTGCTTAAGAACTGCTCGGATGCGGCCAAGGCTGAATTCGAATTGTGGAAGCAGTCCAACGGCGACCAGTCGGGCGACGTGCTCATCACCGTCACCGGTAAGGTCGACGCGAAGGACGGCGTCCACTCGCCGACCGTGACCGTGCATGAAACCGGCACCTACTACTGGCGTGAGAAGGTGTACGACCAGACGGGCAAGCTTATCTCCTATGGTGACGCGCGCAAGTCGAACGAGACTGTGCTCGTCAAGGAGAAGGGTCTCGCCTCCACTGGTGTCGGCACCCCGATGCTCCTGTGGGCCGGGGTCCTCGCCGGAGCTGGTATCGCTCTCGCTCTGGCTGGTTCGAGGAGGCGTATCCGCCTGTAAGGCGGTCACGCTGATCGGATAGAAACCTTGATGGGCTCATTCCGCCGTAGTGGAGTGAGCCCATCCTGCTAAAAGGGGTATGTCGGATTGGTGTCAGGTTTTTCTCCTCTGTCCTGATGCTTATCCGACATGCCTTTTCTTCGTATATGCTTGTTATACTGAATATGTTCACATAGAAAAAATAAGGAGACCAGGAACCCATGGCAGGAGAGCCGACACTCACACTCGTAGGCAATATCACCGCAAACCCCGAGCAGAGGGGAGATACGGTCACTTTCACCATCGCGCACAATACGCGTCGACGTGACCGTAACGGGCAGACCGTGGATGGGGATGCCGTATTCATGCGATGCGCAGCATTCGGAGACCTCGCCCAGAACATCATGCGCTCCTGTTATAAGGGCATGCGCGTGGTAGCCACTGGTTACATGAAGACCAACAGTTGGACGGACAAGACCACCGGCCAACAGCGTAGCAATCTTGAAATGATCGTCACCGATTTGGGTGTCAGCCTCCGGTTCGGCGTCACGCAATTTCAGAAGACCAGCGGCCAACAGTCCAACGGCAACGGCTACCGGCAGAACAATTACGGCGGCGGATACCAGCAGCCGAACAACGGCTATCAGCAAGGCGCATACAACAACTACCAGCAGCAGGGTTACAGCCAACAGGCTCCCGCACAGACACCGGCGCAACCTGCAGCACCCTCACAGCCCGCAATGGATCCGTGGGCTACGACCACGCCAGCCAGCACGGATCCGAACGGCGACGGCACCGACCCGGAATTCTAAACGGTTCCGACATTGATGAGGTTTTAGCCCGCAAACCCGGTATTTCAATGCCGGGTTAGGGCGTACCGAAGTTTACATATGGTAGCGAATGTGCTACGATTATTCCCATGAGCGCAAGCGATGAACGGTTCACACATGGTAGGACTTCGGTATACAATCTGAACTACCACATCATCTGGTGTACGAAATACCGTCGCAAGGTGCTTAAGAACGGAATCGACTCGGATTTGAAGACGATTCTCAGGGAGATAGCCGACGAGCACGGCTACCGTATTCCCCACATGGAGGTCGGATTGGACGATCACATCCACCTGTTCGTGTCAGCGCCACCGAAAATCAGCGTGAGCAGCATAGTCAAACAGTTGAAGGGCACGTCCAGCCTCAGACTGTTCGCCGTGCACCCCGAACTGAAAAGCCAATACTGGAAACGCAAGGGCGAGCGGAGCCTGTGGTCGCCCAGCTATTTCGCGGAAAGCATCGGCTCGGTCAACGAGCAGGCGGTGGTCAAATACATCGACGACCAACGAGCGAAGGAGCGTGAATCACAATGACCATGCGCAAGGTGGCGCAGCGCATACCGTTCACGCCGTCCAGGACTCAGGCCGCGTTGCTGGAACGGTGCTTCGGGGACAGGCGTTTCGCCTACAACCAGCAGGTCGAGGCGTTCAACACGTACGACAAGGAGACGAACCCGAAACCCGAGTATCCGAACGTGACCGGCATGAAGAGCGCGAACGGATGGCTCAAGGACAGTCCGATCCCGTCGAACGCGTTGAGCAACGCCATCATGGACTTCCGCAAGGCACAGTCGGCGTACTTCCGCAAAGCCCAGTACGAGAAGCATCGTCCCCGTTTCGCCTCAAGGAACGACAGCATCCAATCGTTCCGCAATACCATGCCGATACGCCGTATGAACGGCAACCGGTACCCGTTGTCCAGGAAGCTTGGCTCGGTGCGCATCCGCAAACGCGACCGGCTACGCTATCCAATCGAGAGCCTGTCCAGCTGGACGGTGAAACGCGAGAACCGGACGTACTATCTCGTGCTCCTGTTCGACGTGGACATCCAGCCGAAAACACGGGCCGAGAGCCGTATCGGCATCGACTTGGGTGTCAAGAATCTCCTCACGCTGTCCACAGGCGAGAAAATCGACTATCCGAACCGGCTACGCCGATTGGAGAAGGACGTTAAACGGGAGCAGCGCAAACTGTCCCACAGAACGAAAGGGTCGAACAACTACCGCAGACAGAAGGCAATCGTAGCCAAGGCGTACGCCAAGCTCCGCCACTACCGCGATAACTTCCAGCACCAACTGTCCCACAGGCTGATAGAAGAGAACCAATTCATCGGCATGGAGACCCTGATGGTACGGAACATGACGCGGAAGGCACGCAAGAGGCTGGACGCCGAAGGCAGACCCATGCGCAACGGCCAGTCACGCAAACGCGCGATGAACCGTTCCATACTCCGCGACGGGTGGAGCGGCCTCGTGGACAAGCTCTCCTACAAGGCGGAATGGTATGGTCGCACCCTCGTCCAAGTGGACAGGTTCTACCCGAGTTCCAAACTCTGCCACGACTGCGGGCACAAGTACAAGGGATTGCGGCTGTCCGAACGCGAATGGACCTGCGAAAACTGCCATATCCGGCATGACAGGGACGTGAACGCCGCGTTGAACATCCGCGACGAGGCATTGCGGCTCAGCCGGGAAGAAGCATGACGAAAGAGAAGAGGAACCGGCCGACAACCGGGGATAGCCCGCTAAAAATGGGAAGCCTCTGGATTCAGGCGTATCGTCTGAATCCAAGCAAGCCCAGTTCGCAGGAATCCCGTGGTTTCAACCACGGGAGTGTCAACCACGCACGGCTCAGCAAACCAATACAAAACGAACTTTTCTAGGAGGTATTATTCTAAATCCTCTTTTAGCCGATAATGTAGATTATGTCAGATAAGAATCACTCTCAATAAGAAGTCCGCTCTCCCAACTAGAAAGAACCCATGAACGCAAACCAATGGAAACGAGTCTTATTCAGCCACATCGAGGAAACGGATCCACGGACAAGCGACAACATCGAACAATCGCGGCAACACAGCGGGCGACAGCAGAAAAATCATTGGTCGAACCGCGAACATCAGGCAAGAATCAGATACGGACGAGACTGGCGCTGAAGGATGCTTCCTATCGGTTTTGCACAAGCCTGACCTTGTCTTCGGTGATATCCCTGAGATGCCGTCCATAGGGAGATTCGCCGTATCGTTCTGATGATTCCAGCAGCTCGTCGCGGCTAATCCATCCGTTCTCGTACGCAATCTCCTCCACGACTGCGAAGGGCAGGCCCTGCGTATGCTCCTGCTGTGCAATCTCAAACAGCCGCCGTGTTCGTGGGCACGGTCGGCCCCGTCCGGCCGCAGTCAAGCTCATGGAGCTGTCTGCGGGCCGGACGGGGCCGATTTCGCGTTATCGGGCTGGCACAGTTCCCAGAGCGCATCCAATGTCACCCCGAGATTATCGGCATATCGTTGCGCCGTGTCCAGCCTCATTCGCCGTGGATCACGCTCGCCGGACTCGAAACGATACACCTTCTGCCGGCCGCCGATGCCCCTGCCCGCCTGTTCCAAGGTCAGGCCCAATGACTCGCGGCGTGATTTCAGATTCATGTTTTCTCCTTTGCCTGATTCGGCATTCCATGAAAAGTGAGGAGAAGGAATGGAAGAAGAGTTTGACGGTGTGTCGCCAAGGCCGGCCAAACCAATGAAGTCCCAAAGGGAAGCCGTTGGACGTTTCAAGAACGAAAACGCTCTCAACTCGCCTCAATGAAGGGTGACGCACCGTCTGACCTCTAGTGTACCACTCTTCGGCTCACCACGGTTCGATTTCGTCGGAAATGTCCGAGTCCGCCAGCCCGTGACGTTCCAGCAACCGAGCCTTGGCCTCGTCGAACGGCTGCGGGTCGGTGCTGTCGGAGCCTTTCGCGGTTTCCGAATCCACGTGTTCCCACTCGTCGCAATCCGCCAGCTTCTCGAGGCTGACCGTCGCGGTGAAGTGATCGGGGTCCGGCTGCCACATGCGGCTGGGCGGCCCGTACATGGTCCATTCCTCTTCGCCGCGATCGGTCATCAACGGCTTCGACGCCTCCTGGACTTGGCTCCAGACGAGCCGCCACATGGTCTGCTTTTCCATTGTCTTTTCCTTTCCGTCCGAAGAGATCATCAGTGCCGTGTCGACACGCGGTCGGGGTAACGATGGGCGTAGATCCGGCAGAGCTTGTACGTCGGCGCAAGTCTCAGCGCACGGCTTTTCGGCCCCCACTTCGTTCGGAAACCCTCGTGCAGTTCCCATGCCGTTTCCACCATGATGCGCCTGGCCTTCCTGCAATCCAACGCGCGGGCGCGCTCGATGCCGTCCTCACAAAACAGATGCACGAAACGATCACGGCGGCGACGGCTGCGGAAAACGCACATTTGTTCCCCGTAGAGAAACGCATAGAAGTGGCGGTGCTCCCTGAACGCCTGCGCATAAACCAACTCTTTGAATCGGTCCCTGCCGATGATTTTGTTGCCCTGTGCCATTTTGTGGTCCTTCCCTTGCTGACACCTCCATTGTACCCCAACTGGGGTACATAATCAAGTCGGGAAACCGTGGGGCGCACGGGGATAGCCCGCTGATACTGGCACCGCTGGGTGTCTTGAACGGGAAGCCCCCCACCTCAAACGTCCGTCAGGACGTTAGGTGGAGGGGAGCACGTCACTTGCCTGAGTGACCGGCACTGCTGGCGGCGCTACCGATAAGGACAGTCAATCCACTCGCATCGAATCTATCGAAGTGTTCTATGTCGTAATTCATTTGCAATTCCAGCCAGTATTCCGGTGATGTGCCCAACACGTAGGCAAGATGGTATGCGAGGCCTGTGGTGATGCGTCTTTTCCCGCGTATTATTCCACTGACGGTGATTTGTGGCAGGTTCATGGCTTTCGCCAGACGGTACATGGTGATGTTGTTCGGTTGCAGGTATTGGTGTAGCAGCACGTCGCCTGGGAGTGGCGCATGGCCCACATCGTTCATAGCCAGACCCTTTCACGCAATTCACTGACTTTTTTCTGATAGTAACAAAAGAAGCTACCGTTTTGCTTCGGTATGTGGGAATACGGTTTTGCCCGCCTCTCCCCTGTTTCGGGTCGAAGGCGGGCAAAACACGTTTGGTGCGGTGAGAATCAGTCCTCGACTGCATGCCATCCATCGGCATGCTTGGCGGAACGTACACGCACGAGCACGCAGCCAGCACCGGCGATGGTCATGATCGCCGCCAGCGTGGCGATTGCGGTGGTGTCCGATCCGGTGGAGGCCAGACCATTGTTCGTCACACCTGCAGCCTGCTTCTTGGCCTGTTCGGCCTTCTGCTTCTTGGCTTCGGCATCCTTCTTGGCTTGGTCGGCCTTCTTCTGGGCTTCCTGCTGCTTCCTGGCTTCCTCCTCGGCCTTCTTCTGGGCTTCGGCTTCGGCCTGCTTGGCGGCGGCGAGCTCCTTGTCGGACGCCTGCTTGTCGGCGAGCTTGGCGTCATAGTCGGCCTTGGCGTTGGCGTATGCCTTGTCGGCCTCATCCTTGGCCTTGTTCGCCTCGTCCAGCTTGGACTGCGCTTCCGTCAGCTTCGCGTTCGCCTTCTTGAGGTTCTCCTCGGCGTTCTGCAGACGCTTGATGGTGTTCTGGGCGTCGTTGAGCTTGCCGGTGGCCGTGTTGAGGTCGTCCTTCGCCTTCGCGTATGCGGCCTTGGCGTCGGCGATGGCCTCGTCGGCGGCCTTGACCTGCTTGGCGGCGGCTTCAACCTTCGCGTCGGAAACGGTCTTGGCGTCGAGCGCGGCCTGCTTGGCCTTCTCGGCCTCGGCCTTGGCCGCCTTGGCGTCGGCCAGGTCGGCTGCGGCCTTCGTCTTGTCCGTGTTCGCCTGCTTGATCGCGGCTTCCGCATCCGTCTTGTTCTTGGCGGCGGTTTGGGCCAGCTTGTCGGCGGTATCGATCTTCGCCTGTGCGGCGGCGACTGCCGTGTTCGCCTTGTCCACTGCCGTCTGGGCTGCGGTCTGGGCGTCGGTGGCGGTGGCGGCTTCGGACCGGGCTTCCTTGGTGGCCTGCTGGGCGGCGGAGTACGCTTCGTTCTTCGCCGTCTGATCCTTCTTGGCTTCCTCCAACGCCTTGGCCTTGTCCTCGTTCGCCTTCACGGCCTCGTCATACGCTTTCTGCGCCTCGTCGGCGGCAGCCTGCAAATCCTTGGCCTTCTGAGCGGCCTGCTGGGCTTCCTCAGCGGCCTTTTGCGCGGACTGCTGGGCGGCGGCCAGCGCCTTGGCCGCATCGGAGGCGTCCTGTGCGGCCTGCTTGCTCTTGGACAATGCGGTCTGGTATGCGGCGTCGGCTCCGGTCAGGGAATCACGGTAGGCAGTCAAATCAGCCAGGTATGCGTCAACGTCCATGATGCGGCCCGCGTCGGAGCCGATTCCGTTAGCGTTCTCGGTGAACAGCTGACTATGGGTGTTTCCGCCGATACCCGTGATGTTGCCGTTCTGGCTGACGCCGAAACCGGTGAGGGTAAAATCGGTGTTGACCAGCGTGGTGTAATGGCCATAAGCGCAGGGTTTGACGGGCTTGCCGTCCGAGGCCTTGCAATCCAGGACACCGTCGGACATGTCCTTCTCATACATGGACTTCTCCGTGTCGTACCAGCCCTTAAAGGGATCAGTGTAACCCCAGGCGAGGTTTTCGCTGGCGGGGAATTGAAGTGGATGGTTCACGTTGTTGTTGGCATAATCCGCATCCGCCATGGCCTGCGCCATCAGGGTGTCACTGACCTTGAGGGGCTGCAGGCCTTCCTTCGCGCGAAGCTGATTGGCTTCCTGGATGAACTTCAGGGCCTCGATCATGTTGTCCAACGTGGTCGCATCACCCTTGGCGCCATTATGAATGGCGTCAAGATACTCGGTGACGGTCGGATCGGTGAGAACCTTGACTGCCTGAGAGGCACCCTTGTCGCCGAAGTAGGCCACTGCGCCCTGAGACAGCTTGTCCTGAGCCTCGTCTGCCGCTTCCTTCTTGGCGTCGGCCTCGCTCTTGGCATCGGCGGCGGCCTGCTGCTTCGCCTCGGCGTTGGAAGAGGAGTCGGACACCGCCTTGTCGGCATCCTTCTGCGCCTGTTCCGCCTTCTGCTGGGCGGCGGCGGCATCGGCTGCGGCCTTCTTCGCCGCTTCGAGCTTTGCGGCCAGGTCGGAAAGACCTCCATCATCCTTGGACAGCTGTTCGACCTTGGCATCGGCCTTCTGCTTGGCTTCAAGCGCCTTGGCTTCGGCCTGCTTGGCCGCATCCAGCTTGGCTTGCGCGGCGTTCACCGCCTCGTCGGCCTTCGTCTTGTCGCCGGTCGTCGAGGCCTGCTGCTTCTTGGCTTCGGCCAGCTCCTTCTCGGCGGCGGCCTTGTCGCTCGCGGCCTGCTTCGCGTCCGCGTCGGCCCGGCCGGCCTTCTTCTGCGCATCACTGATGGCGGTATCCGCCTGATCGGCCTTCTTCTGCGCGTCCGTGGTCTGCTTGTCGGCCGCATCGATATCGGTCTGGGCCTTGTCGGCGTCCTTCTGATGGGAGGCGGATTCGGCCGTGGCCTCATCCTTCGCGGTCTGTGCGGTCTGCTTGTCGGCTTCTGCCTTCGACTGGTTGTCGGAGGCCTGTTGCATGGCCTTGTTGGCGTCGTTGATGGCGTTGGACGCGTCGTTCGCGGCCTGCTGGGCGGCGGCGATCTTGTCGGCCGTGTCGGTCGCATCCTGTGCGGCCTGCTGCTGGGCCTTGCTGGCATCGTCGTAGTTCGCCTGCGCCTGCTGCTGGTTGTTTGCGGCTGTCTGCTGCTGGGCGGCGGCGTTGTCGAGGTTCTGCTTGGCGGTGTCCAGTGCGGCTGCGGCGGCGTCGGCCTTGGCCTGTGCTTCGGTCACGCCGGTCGGGGATGCCTGTGCGATGGCCTGGTTGGCTTCCACTGTGCTCTGCTGGGCCTGTGCGACGCTGTCCTGCGCCTGTGCGATGGCCTGCTTGGTCTGGTTGTCTGTGGTTGTGGTTTCGTCGGCCATGGCGATTGCAGGCGAGGCGAGGGTGGCCATTACGGCTGTGCTTGCCACTGCGATCTTGGTGAGGTTGCTGCGTTTCATGAAAGATCTCTTCTTTCCTTGGTCGTGCCTCTTTTGGGGTTTGTGTTCCTTGGGAGGCGTTGTATGTTTTCCACCTACAAATAGTAGCACAAATTTTACTATCGCAAACTTTTACCTCCTTTTTTGTCAGCAAGACACGTGCCTGCCTGAAACACGCCGGCCCCGACAAAGCGAAAAACCAACAGTCAACACCCCCGTCACAGTGACACCGGAAACAAGAGCAGCCTGCTTCATATCACCCGGGGCATCCCCCGGCAAAGGAGCCTGGTCGGGCATGCTGTTACGCTCCCCCGTGACCAGAAGACGCATAGTGTTTCCCTGACCGGTGCAAGTGAGGAGCGTGACCTCATCCTTGCCTTTATGGACGTGCAATGCCTTGGTTTCCGTGGGTGAGACGATGCGTTTGCTGGTGACCCGGTAGGCGAGCGTGTTGCCCATGACCTTGATATAGAACGGGTCCCCCTCATCGAGTTCACCGAGCCGGGTGAACAGGGTCGCGCCTTTCAGATTCGAATGACCGGTGATTACGGCGCGCGTATTCTTGCCACCGATAGGCAGACTGGTGCCCGCCAGATGGCCGGCCGCATGTTCGAGCACATCTTGACCAGCTCCGTGGAGGATGGGCATGTCGACGCTGATCTTCGGAATCAGAATCTCACCCATGGCATCCAACCCATTCACGGACAGTTGACGCCGGTATTCGGCATCGCCCTCGAAATTGCCCTCGGTCTTCCCATCGAACACAGGTTCGCCTATCTGTGGCTGACCGCCTTCATAAAGACGCTGATTATATGCGATGGCAGATTGGATGACGCTTTGACGGGAGGATTCCGGAAACAGCGCGGCCGTCTGGCTGACGGATCGCGCCTGCTCGTCAACGGCGCGGTCGCCGAGCGTCTGCTGGATGCGGGGCATGGCGACAAGCACCATGCCCGCGATCAGGCAGATGACTGCGGCGACCGCGTAGATCCGGGAATGGCGGACGAGCCGGCGGGCGCGATTGTCGCGCGCCCGCTTGTCGCGGACCGCATCCGCGACGCTCTCCCACACGTCGGTTTCGGCCGCTGCCGTCACTTCGCGTGCTTTCCGCCGGTGATCGGCATGTGCTTACCGGTGCGCTTGGTTGCGGCCATGCGCATGCGTAGCATCGGCATCATCACGCCGAGCGCGATCAGCATGAGCGCGAATCCGGCGTACAGCCAGATGGTCGGCACCTGGGCCTGTCCGCCCGTGAACGGCAGGGTGGTCAGGCTCGGCTCCCACTGCGCGTACACGGTGGTGCTGCCTTCGGCGGGCAGTGTGACCTTGCCTTCGCCCGGCTGCAGGAAAGTGCTCCCTGCGGGCGGGTTCTTCTCCGTGCTCCATCCGACGAACCGGTAGCCGGGTCGGGTGATCTTCGGCTCCTTCGCGTCACCGGGGATGGTGACGGTGGAGAAGGCGTCGCCGGTCACGTCATCGACATGGCCGATGCCGCCGTTCGGGTTGAACTTCAGGCTGGCACCGTTGATTTTCCACTGCGCGTAGAGCACGGAGGTGTTCTTCGGCGTGGACTTGTCGTTGGCCGTCAGCACGTAGTCGGCTCCCGGATCGTATGCCTTGCCCTTGCCGTCGGCCTGCGTGTTCCAGCCGGAGAACGTGTAGCCGGGACGGTCGAACGGATTGTCGATCGTCTTCACGGTCTGGTCAACGACACCGTCCACCGTCTTGGTTTCCGAGCCAATGCTGCCGATGTTGCTGTTGTACACCAAGTGTGCGGGGTTGGCCTTCCACTGGGCCCACACGGTGGTGGTGCCGGGTTCCAGCGTGTGCTTGTCGCCGGGGTTAAGGCTCGGATCGCCGCGCTTGCTGGTGCTCCATCCGGTGAACGTGTAGCCTGGACGGTCGAAGCTGTTCTGGCTGATGGTGACCGTGTCGCCGGTGTTGCCGGTGGTGTCGGGTGTGCTGCCTGTGGTGTTCGGCCAGTCGTTGCGGTACTGGATGGTTGCCGGGTTTGCCTTCCAGATGGCGTACAGGTCGTTGCCTGCTGGCTTCATCACGTACTGGCTGACGCCGTTCTTGCCTTCGCCGTATGCGGTGCCGGAACCGTCCTTGGCGGTGTCCCAACGAACGAACGTGTATCCGTCGCGGGTGAAACCATTGGCGTTTGTGGTCAGTTCGTCACCGGTCTTGCCGGATTGTGCCGCCGTGTTGCCTCCGGTTGCGCCGTTGCCGTGATAGGTGAGGGTTTGTGCGTTACCGGCCCAGCAGGCATATAGGGTGCTGGAACCACGCAACGTCCACTCGCTGTTAGGTTTCACTGCATTGCCCTTGCAGTCGGCCTGAGTGTTCCACGTGACGAACGTGTAGCCGTCGCGGGTGAATCCGTTGTCGCGCACGTTGATCTTCTCGTCGGTCTTGCCAGTCTGCGGGTCGGTCTTGCCGCCGGTCGCGCCGTTGCCGTCGTAGGTGAGGCTGGCCTGGCCGGGCGTCCACTGCGCGTACAGGGTGAGCGTGCCGTTCGCCGTCCACCTGGCTCCCGGCGCGTACCTGGCGCCGCTCCCGTCCGGGCTGGTGGCCCAGCCGGCGAACGTGTACCCGTCGATCGTCCAGCCGTTCTGGCCGATGGTCGGCGTGTCTCCGGTGTGGCCATCCCAGTTGGGGGTGCCCTGGCCTCCCGTGGTCTTGCCCGCGGGCGGGTTCGGATTGTAGCGGATGTGGGCCTCGTTGGCCGACCATTGGGCGACCATGGTGACGATCCCGTTCGGCTGCGTGGTCAGGTTCGTGACCCACTGGCCGTCGCCGTACGCCTGCTGGTTGTCGGCGCGCTTCCACCCGGTGAACGTGTACCCGTCGCGGACGAACCCGTTCCGGTGCAGGTTCTGGCCGATGTTGTATTGGAACGCCTGATCCGGGGTGCCGCCGCCGGTCGCCCCGTTGCCGGCGAATCTGACTGTGTACCCGTTGCCGACCCAGTGCGCGTACACGGTCACGTTGTTGGTGAGCGGCGTGTTGAAATCGTATTTGTTTCCGCCGTTCGGGGCCGTGTACCAGCCGTCGAACCGGTAGCCGGGAATCTTGCCCGTGTCGCCGGCCGCCCAACCGGATTTGTCGGCGGCGGCCGTGTTGTAGGGCACGGTCTGCGATGCGGGCGTGCCGGGCGCGTTGCTGCCGGCGGGCGCGTTCACGTTGTACGACAGGGTGGGGTTGATGGCCCACAATGCGTATACGGTCTTCGCCCTGGCGGGCATGACGATCTCCGTCCTGACGTTCGCGTTCAGCGTGTTCCGGTCCATGGTGTCGCCGACGGGCACGTCCCTGTCGTTGGCGTCCGTGTTCGCGCTCCACCCGTAGAACGTGCGGTTGGTCTTGCCGATCTGGCTGGAATCCCAGCAGTCGGAGTCGGCCTTCGCGGTCGCCAATGTGATCCTGGTGCCGGCCGGATAATAGACCTGGCAGCCGGATACGGCGCCCGTGTCGGCGATCGTCTCCACGCGCACGGAACCGTCGGATCGGGTGATCGTCCGCTGGCTGGTCCCGTCATCCTGTCTGGCGGTCGTGTCGGTCAGCACCCTGCGGTCGTCCGCGATGGTTCCGGATTCCGGTTCGGCGCTCTTGTCGGCCGCAAGCCTGACCGTGCCATCCGTCCCGGATGCGGCGGTTTCGGTCCTGCCCGTCTCGGTGCGCGAGGGCACTTGGCCGGTTCCGCCGTTCCCGTCGTAGCCGAGCCTGTAGGAGAGGCGGAAGCTCAGGTCGTCGATGATGCTGTCCGCGCGCGCATCCGCTCCGTCCCGGTCGAAGCCCTTGTAGGCGATCATGGTCTTGGTCTGGCCGGCTGGGATGACGACCGTGCCCTCGTAGGATTCCCAATCGTCGGAATGATCCCACGGATCGTGGCCGCCCTCGGTGGCGTCCATGGAATCGGAGTGCGTGTAGGCGACGGTTCCCACATCGCCGGTCTTGTCCCCGTACTTCTGGCCGGTCTTGGAGACCGTGGTGCGGGTCAGTTTGACTGGGGTGAGATGATCCTTGTCGGGGCCGGTGAGCAGGGTCACGCCGCCCGCGTTGCCTTTGGAGCGGCCGGAGTGGCGGATGCTGAACGTGTAGCTGGCGCCGGGCGTCGTGTTCACGGTCTGGGCGACGGTACGGCCCGCATGCACGTCGGCGGCCGTGTTCCCGTCCCTCTCCCGGTGTAGTTCGAAGTTCTGGTTGCCGCCGGTGGCGTCCACGTCCTGCCAGGCGAACGTGGCGGCGGTCAGGCCGCCGGCCTTCACGCCCGTCTGTCCGGCCATGGCCTGCGCGTAGGAGCGGATCATGCCCTTATTGGGCGTCACATACACCCAGGGCAGGCCCTGCCCCTCCTTGGCGATCGTCCACTTCGGGGTGTCGAACCCGCCGTTCACGGCCAGCTCGTCGCCCGCGGCCCTGGAGGCGATGGTCTCCACCTTGGCGTCCGGAGTCTTGAACGCGGCCGGCTGCGTGGAATCCGCCTTCGAACTGGAGGGCACCTTGCCCTTGTCGTTCTTCTTCAGATCATGCACCGTCAGGCCGGAAGCGGTTTTGTCAGCCGCGAGTCCGACACTGCCCGTGGTCTTGGACTTGGCGGGCTGTACGGTGTTCTCCTTGCCGTATTGATTGGATGGCACGCTGCCGGTCGCGTCCGAAGAATTCTTGTCGTAAGAGAGCTTGTACGCCTTGTCGAAGCTTAGGTCGTCGACGCAGTTGCCTTCGGCGGTGAAGTCGAGGCCCTGACCGTTGGAGTCCCTGACGCTCCTGAACGTGAAGCGGGTCGTGGTCGAGGTGGCGATGTAGTCGCCGGTATAGGTCTCCCACTTGCCGTCCTGTGCGGTGCCGTGCGTGGTGATCGTGGTGCCGACGCTGCCGGTCTTGTCCGACCCGTTGGATGTGGTGCGGGTCGCCTGCTGTGCGACGGTCTTGCCGGGTTCACCGATCATGACCTGCATGCTGTCGTCCTGGCCCGCGTTGCGGGACGCGTGCTTGAGGCTCCACCTGTACACGACGCCGGGCGTGGTGGCGATGTCCTGGTAGATGGTGCGTCCGGGTTCGGAGGCGACCATTTCCGCGTAGGTGTTGCCGTCCATGCTGTCCTGTTGGAGTTCGACCGCTTCCGCGCGGTCCTTCAATCCGCCTTGGTCGTGGCCGCCTTTCTGGTCGGTCTTCCATGCAAATTTGGACTGGTCGAAACCGGGCCAGTCCACCCAGGAGGCGAGATCGGCGTCGGAGTGTTTCGCGTTCCTCATGTACTGGCCGTTGTTCGGGTCGACGCTTGTGTATGCGTTCGTCATGTAGCTTGGCGCGTCAACGGTCTTCCATCCGCCGTCGGGCAGGTAGTCGAATCCGCCGTTGACGAGCTCCCTTGGATACGTCGTGGCGGCCGATGCCGTCAGGCTCGTGATGGTCTTGCCGATGTCGGGCATGCGGATCTCGTCCGCGTTCGCGGTGCCCGCCATCAGGAGCCCGCCGCCCATCAGGGTGCCCGCGGACAACAGTCCCGCGACCGCCCGTTTCAACCATGTGCGCATGTGTGTTTTTCCTTCCCCGCCCCTTGACTGTCCGTGACGGATGGGCCAGGACCCGCACGAACCCCTTGCGGCGAGCCAAAAGACCATGAATGAAAACGAAGGGGGAGGGGCGCGGGACACGGCATGATCCGGATTGTTCCGCGCCCCCGTATGTCAGACGGCCGGGGTGTCTCCGTCGTGCGTGAGCATCAGCGCGTCGCGGCGGTTGCGCGCGCCGCGCACGGCCATGGTGCCGCCGATCGCGAACAGGGGCATGGCGCAGGCCAGCCAGAACGCGAACGCGAGCACGCCGCCGGTCTGCGGCAGTTGGGTCAGGTTCGCGACGTTCTTGACCTGGACGGTGTTGTTGTCCAGCCTGCTGGTCAGGTTCGGCACGGTGCCGGTGCCCCTGTACTGGATGCTGGTGCCCGCGTCGTCGATGGTGACGGTGAACGTCGGTTTCGCGTAGCTGGCGTAGCCGGCCGGCTCCCGGGTTTCGGTGACCGTGTACGTGCCGTAGCCGAGGCCCTTGAACCGGATGAGGCCCCTCTGGCTCGCGTCGTCCCTGTTGTTTACCGTCCCGTCATGGTTCGTGTCGCCGGTCACGAACACGGTGGCGGAACCCTGGTTGGCCGCATCCGACCATTTGCCGGTGTTCCAGTCGAGATTCATCCACTTGCCGTTGCGCTGGATCTGGAACTGGGCGCCGTCGAGCAGCGTGTTCACGTTGCCCGCGTCCACCTTCCGCAGGGTGAAGTCGTAGGCCTTGATGTCGGCCTTGTCCTGGTCGGTGATGGTCGTGAAGTGGACGCCGTCGGTGAACGTGCCGTACGTGTGGATGGTGTTGTTGGCCGGGTCGGCGACGCTGGCCTTGTCGACGGTCATGCGGTAGGTGATGACGATCGTCCTGTTGGAGTATTTGTCGAGAAGTTTCTTGCCGTCGATGCCCCAGCCGCCTGCGGGGATGGCGAGATCCGGGTCGGCGGGCTTGTTGTCCGCGGTCTTCAAAGCCGGGTCGCCGGGGATGCTCTTCGCGTTGTTCTGCGTGGTCCCGTCGTAGACGATCGCGTCGGCCGTGATGTCGGTCTGCGGCGCGTTCTTCAGCCGGACGCTCAGCGAGCCCTTCACGTACGTCTGGCCCTTCGGCTGGTCGATGAGCTTGAACTTGACGGCGGATGCGGCCAACTTGTTCGGCACGGTCACCTCGACCGTGTTGGTGACGGTGTCGCCGACGGTCACGCCGACCGGATCGTTGGTGGTGCCGTCCTTGCCTACCGTGGTGCCGTCGCGCGACACCTGGACCTTCTTGTCGACCCTCACGCTCTTCGACTTGACGACCGCGACGCCCAGGGTCCGCCACTGCGGGTCCTTCGCGTCGTTCTTCATGATGTTCGCGTTGCCGGATTTCGTGCCGATCATGATCGGGTTGCCCGCGGAATCGGTGATGTAGTAGAGGCCTTCGGCGGGCACGTTGATGGTCAGCGTGGACTGGGTGGTCGTCAGGTTCGCGCCGCCCTGGATGGCGGCCGGCTTCTTCGAGGACTGGGACAGGGCCTTGCTGATGTTGCGCAGCTGCCTGGCCTGGGAGTCCATCTTGATGTTGGCGATGTTGCCCGCGTCATCATAGCCGTACACCTTGCCGATGTCGTCGGCCGTGCTTGGATCGTACGCGTTGGCGATGCCGATCGCGTCGGCCGCCCATGCGTTGGATGCCGTGTCGCCGCGCACGCCGAGGCTGCTGATCCGCGTGCCGTTCAGGATCTGGTCCGTGTACGTGCCGATCCGGTACACGTCGAACGTGTGGCCGGCCAGGCTTGCTCCGTCTGCGCCTTGCAGTGTGATGGTCGTGTCGGCTGCCATTGCGGATGGGGCCAGTGCTAGGCCGGCCAGCATGCTCGCGGTCGCGCAGGCCATTGCCGTCACGATCATTGGCATGCGCCGTGTCGTTTGGTTGTCTCTCATTCCAGTGTTTTCCTTTTCCTTGTTTGCATGTCCTGTCGAGGACGGGAAACAACCCCACACCGGTAGATGCGGCATGGTTGGCGTCCAACGGGTCAAATCCGGCGACTTTCACCGCGGACGGCCTGTATCTGCCCGGCTTCAGACCGAACCCGCTTATCGGTTTCGGCGTACGGCTGATGGGAATGGTCGTCTCCGTTTCCTTCAACGTACATGCAAAATCGGTTGATTCCAACATTTTCTCGGTATTTACCAAAGTTTTTGAATAAAAAATAGGGATGCCTTTCGACATCCCTTGTTGATGTCATGCTATAGGAGCCGGTTTGCAGGAGGGTCCCGCATGGCATCAAGATTCAACGTGGGGTTTGGCAGGGGAGGGTATTTGCTTCTCCTGCCAAACCTTCGATGGGGTCAGGCGTTTCGCGGCTGATCGGATGACGCTTCGCTGTCATCGGCTTCCGGGGCCGGGGTCTCGTCTGTGGCCTTGCCCTTCGGCTTGCGGACAGCGACCGTGATTCCCAATGCTCCGCCGATGATAGCGAGGATGCCGATGAGCCAGCCAACCCAGCCGATTCCCACGCCGGTGGAGGCGAGCGGGTTCGCGCCGTTCACCGGCGGCTTGGAAGTCGTGCCGTCATTGTTGTTCTGGCTTTTGTTTCCGGCATTGTCATCAGGGTTGGTGGTGGCTCCGCCATCATCCTTGCCTTGGTATTCGAACGTCCAAGTGACGGTCGTGCCGTCCTTGGAAGCGGCGAACACCAGCTTCGAATCGGATGCGGTCTTGTCAAGCTTCCAATCGGACGGGACGTTCGAGATCTTCACCTCGGCGCCCGTGGCGACCCTGTAGGTGCCGGATTTCGTCGGGTCGAAGCTCGGGAGCGGTTTCCCGTCGACGGTCGCGGTCACGCCCTTCAATGCGTCCACGCCCGTGGCGGGCTTGTCCGGATCGGTCGTGGAATCGTATGTGAACGTCCATGTGACGACGGTGACGTCGCCCTTCTTGATGTCGTAGGACAGGGTGCCGGGTTTCGCGTCAAGATTCTTATAGCTCGCCCAACCGTCGGGCAGGCCGGAGAGTTTCACCTCCGCGCCGTCGGGAACGGTCCATGTGCCGGTCTTCGTCGGGGCGAACCCGTCGACCGGTTTCCCGTCGGCCGTGGCGGTCACCCCCGCCAGTTCGCTTGGATCGGCCTTGTCCCCGGTGCTCGGCGTGGTGGTTCCGTCATCGTACTTGAACGTCCAGGTGACGGTCACATCATCCTTCGTGCAGGTGAAGGTGAGCGTGCCGGTCTTCGAATCCGCCTTATGGTCGAGCTTCCATCCGTCGGGCACGTCGCCGATCTTCACCTCCGCGTCGTCGGGCACGGTGTATGTGCCGTCCTTCACCGGATTGAAGTCCGTGACGGCGGTGCCATTGGCGGTGGCGGTCACGCCCTTCAGCTCGCCCGGATCGGCTTTGCTGCTCGCATCCTGTGAGGCGGTGTGCAGCGTGTATGCGACGGTGCCGCCGCTCTTGCCCTTGATCGTGACCCGGTATGCCATGTCGCCGGAGGACGGCTTGTCCTTCGCGATCTTTCCGTCGACGAGCCAGCCGGTGGCGTTCGTGTCGATCTCGAGCGGCGCGCCCATCGGCTTCAGCAGTCCCGTGTTCGAGGTGGGGATCTTGCCTGCGACCGTGTCGAGTGCCGATTCCTTGACGCCGTAATAGTCGGTGGTGGATGGGTCGAACCCGTCGATGCCCAGGGCGGATGCGATCTTGTCCTTGTGATTGTTGAGGAACGCCTTCTCTTCGGTGCTGAACTTGTCGAGCGGATTCGGAGCCGTCGAACGGGCCGAAATCGACGAGGACGGGTTCCCCGATACCTGATCCGCGAAAGCGGTGGGCAACACGATCATGGGGCTTACGGACAGGGCCAGGCCAAGCGCTACGGCGACAATCCGTTTTTGTTTCATCATGTTCTTTCCTTTTCTTGTTTTTTGCCCGACATTTCACGCCGAGTCAGAAAAAATAATGGAAGGCTTGCGACCGCATCAGGTCGCAAGCCGTTGCTATTAGAAGCTGCGTCCGCGCTGGCGCCGACGTGCAACGAGTCCGAGAACCGCTCCCATAGCCATCAACGCCATCGACAGGAACGCTACGGTTCCGCCGCCGACGCCCGTGGAGGCGAGTCCGAGCGCATTGTTCCCGTTGCCGCCGAATGGTTTGCGGGTGACATGCACCTTGTAGGTGGTCTTGACCAATCCGTCACCGGATGTGACAGTAATGGTGGCGTCCGCACCCTTCTTCTCGGTGCTGACGGTCATGCCGCTTGCCTTGTCGTACTGCGGGGAGACCATCCATTCGTCCGGATCGTTCACGGATGCGTTGTACTCGTGTCTGGCCGGGTCGAAGCCCTTGACGGCCGTACCGTCCACGAGGATGCCTGTGAGCTGCGCCTTGTGCGTGGCCGCCGTGATGTAGGTGACGGTGTACGTGTGTTGCGCGAAGGTCGAACCGTCCGGCGCGAGCACGTTGACCGTGTACGTGTAGGTCATGCCCTCATGTGCGACGGTGACGGTCGCGGATTGCCCGTTCTTCGGCTCATAGGCGAATGTTCCACCCTCGGGAATCTCGTAGGAACCCTTGTCTGATACGACGTATTTGCCGTCCTTGCCGGTGTAGCCGTGCGATGCAAGATTGGTGTCCTGCTGGCTTTCCGGGTCCACCGTGGAATCCTGCTTCGCTGGGTCTGCCGGCTTGAATTCGGTGACGGCGGTTTTCACCGGCCTGGTCACTGTCAGGCTGTAGGTGCGGCTTACGCCGGTTGCGGTGTCGGTGACGATCCATTCCTGGCGGGTGGATTGCGCGTTCTGCGTGATGTTGCCGCCCTTGATGGTGACTCCGTCAGGCGCTTCGGGCAGCACATACGGGCTTGGATCCTTCTCCCCCAGTGCGAGCACGTAGTCGAGCCGGTTCGGATCCCAGTTGTCGATGAGCTGGCCCTTCGTGTTCTCGCCGGTCTTGTTCACGTACAGTCCGGTGAGTTTCGCAGGGGAATCTGCTTTCAGGTCGGCCGGCTGGAATTTCACGTTAACCGTGTAGTCGGCTCCGTTCACGTTCACCTTGAGCACGCGGGAGGCTCCCTCTCCGAGCGCGAGCGTCGGCTTGGATGCCTGGGCGTCGACACCGTGGGTGAGGCCCAGCGTGTAGCTGTCGCCGACCGCATCGGCCGGTAGGGTCAGCGTGTATTCATGGGTGCTGGGGTTGAATTTCGCATTGAAGTCTTTGGCCCCGTCGTATACGGTGGTTTCGCCTTTGGCGTTGGTGCGGGTCACGGTCAGGCCGGTAAAGCTCTTGTCCTGGGCTCGATCCGCGGTGACATCCACTTCCACCGGCACGGTGACGCTTTTCTTGCTGGCGTCATCCTGGATGGTGACTTCGCCGGAAGCTGTTCCGGTGAGGCGTACGAACTTGCTGGCGGTGTCGCCGGTTCCCTTATCGACAACCTGCACGTCTTTGCCCCATTGGATGGGCAGTGTGGTCTTGATGCCGGTGAGGGTCACCGTGTCCGTGCTGGGCTTGTTGGATTCGTCCAATGTCGGACCGGCGTAATCCGCATGGTATTTTCCGTCATCAGACTTGGTGAGTTCCGTTTCGGTGCCGTCCACGGTCACCGGGTTGCCCGAGGTGTAGGCGAACGGCAGTGTCACGTTGAATGCCGGAGTGTTCTTCGTCGCGTCGGCGGCCTGCTTGTAGACGGCGGTGCCGGATACGTTCAGCTGGCCCAGCTTGTCGCCGGATTCCACGGTGACGTTCTGGTAGACGGGTGTCAGCGTGATGGTGGTTGCTCCGTTGGTGACGGTGATGTCGCCCGGGTAGGAGGCGACTTCGGGCAGGTCCTTGGATGCGGTGTCACCGTTCACGTCGAGAGGGTATGTCTCGCCTTCAACGGTGGCGTTCCATTGGGCCGCTTGGTCTTCGACGATTTCATAATCCGTGACGGTCAACGTGAACTTGGGCGCGGAATCGGCGGCGCTGGTGTAGACGACGGGGCCGCTGATTTTCCCGTCCGTAGGTTTCTGGCTGGTGGTCAGAGTGATCTGGGACTTGTCTGTGCCGGACACGATCACCTGGTTTTGGAACTTGCCTTTGACCTTGGGGACGGTTGCCGTGTAATCGCCTTTGCCGTCCTTCGTGAAGTCGACTGGCGTGCCTGCCACGGTGGTCGTGTATTTGACTTCCTGCGTGGCTTGGGCGGCGCTGGTGCCGGTGTTGCCGTTCGCGGTGTTTTCGTCGGCGGTGGCCGTCATGACGCCGGGCCCCGCCATGCCGAGGGTCAATGCCGCGACGGTGGCGATGGTGCCCGCATTGCGCAGACCGCTGCTGTTACGTTTGGTCATTTCGAGGGTTCTCCTTGCCTGAGTTTTCTCAAACAGTTCCCACTGTAACCTCAGGGTTTGTAATTAACCGGTTTTTTATTGAAAATAACCGATTTTCTTCCGTTGCCGCATGGCCCGGCATCGACGGCAACGGAAGAAACTTCAGCCAACCGTCGCATCGTCCGCGGTCCAACCCATCAGCTTCAAAGCGTCAGACACGTGGCTTCCGGCGCATTCGAGATCCTTGAACGTCTGACGTACGAGCTCCCGGACCTGCGGGTCGTCGAAATGCTGGCAGTCCAGCATGGTGCGTGCCAGTTCCGACGTGTTCATCGCATAATCATGCACCAGTCCCAGCATGTCTCGCTTCTGGTCCTCAGTCAGCTGCTCGTCTTCCAAGTCCGGTTCGCCGTAGTCGAATTCGTCCACTTCGCCCGGTGCGTACTGGAATCCGACCGGAGGTGTCGGCATGTCCGGTTCATGCCCTTCGCGCTGCCTGTCCAGCCATGCGTTCCAGAACTCCTCCCCCTCCTCGCGCGTCACGTTTTCGGGAAGGTTGTCCAAGAAGGTGTCTCGGATTGTTTGTGTGGTGATGTCTGCCATTTGTTTTTTTCTCCAATCGGTTTTTTCTGATGGCGTTTTTTTGATTCGATGTTCTTGCGATGTCCGGGGGGGGCTATTCCGCCCGATGCGGCCGAGTCGAGAGTCCGCCGATGATGCTTTGGACGACGGTCGTGACCGGGGCCGGATCGCGTGGATCGGGGCTTCCCCCCGGCCGTGTCTGCGGCAGGCTTTTCGTCGCCCCGTCCCTCGGGCCGCCCAGCATCGGGTGACGGGACAATTCCAACGCACGCTGCACCGCCTGCGTGGCGGGGCGGCCACGGCCCAATGATTTGAGCAGAGAGCGTCGGAACTGCCACATCTCGTCGGGGTCGGAAATCTGGTTCTCCTCCATCAGCCGGGTGATGGTCGCCTCCGATGGCATCGACTGCCGTCGTTTCCTTCTCACGGCGAGGTTGATATCCCCCACCGTCATCCATTCGCCGTGAGGATGCAATGCGTAGAATTCCCGTACCGCGGCGTTGGCCTCGTCGAACGACACCGATCTGGCCAGCTCCTCGTAGAAGCATTGGGCCTGCGCGTCGCTGATTGGCGCGTTCCCGTGATGCACGTTGATGCGGCGCAGCACCTGCAGAGCTTCGTTAAAGTTCATCGAATTCCTCCTCTCGCGGATGGGCTTCGTCCCAGGCGGCGGCCCGCGCCTGTAGTTCCTCGTTGTGCATGTCGTTCAGCATGCTCTTCGGCAGCCTGCCGTTCACCGGCAGGTTCTCCGGGTGTAGCGCGATGTTGTTGGGGTCGCGCCCCATTTTCAGGTTTTGGATGTCCCGTTCGAGCCAACGCCTGTATGTGGCATCCCAGTTGGCGCTGCGGTGTTCGGGTTTCTCCTGCGTGTAGTAGGCGACGAACAGGGTGACTTCGCGGATCAGGTTGACTCCCGCCTTGGCCGTGGCGATGCGCAGTTCGGGCGAGGGCTTCCAGTCCGGGGCCAACACGGTCTGACGGGCCGTGGGCTTCTTCTCTTTTTTCGGAACTTTTCTCTTCTTCGAAGAAACCGCGGAAGGTTTCTTCTGAACCGGAGAGGTTTCCTCGACCCTGCTGGAACTCTGAGAAGCTTCGAAAGAAGCGTTCTCGTTTTCAGGCTCTGAGGCGGACTTGTCCGCCGATTTTTCGTTTTTTGCACGGATAGAGGAATTAGGTATTAGGTATAAGGTATTAGGTATAAGGGGAGAATATGAATCGGATTGGGTATCCGATACCCCTTGAGATGCCCCATCTGATGGGGTATCCGATACCCCTTGAGATATCCCATCTGATGGGGTATCCGATACCCCTTGAGATATCCCATCTGATGGGGTATCGAATGAGGTATCCCGTAGGGGAGAGAAAGAGCTTTCCTGATACCGTTTGAGAGCGTCGGATACCGCTTCTTCACCTCCTGACACAATTCTCCGGGGGTCGATTGATGGCAGGTCAAGCAGGTCCCTAACCTGATCCCATCCCTGCCAGTCACGCTGCTCCTTGTACAGCCGCTGCAATTCGAAAACGATGACTCCACGCAGTTTCGACGAAGCTGTATCCGTGTAGCTAGAGCGAACAGCGATGGCTGTCTTGCTGCTTTTGAGAGGCGCGTCGTTTCGCAAGAAGGAACGTATCAGCACTTCATCGGTGTCCTCGTCTCGTACGATATAGAGTTTCTTCTCCAAGACGACGGCATCGGCTTCTATCGTCTCGACAGTCATATCCGAAGCGTTGACGGCAAGCTTTTTAGGACGCCAGTCAACGACGCCGCAGAGATTGGTCGAAAGTTTCAGCAGCAGCAGGAGATACAGGTTCTGCTGCGAACGTGTCAGGCATCGCCAGCTCGGATCGTCTAGGATGGCCCGATGTATTAGAGCATATTGCCTCATATAAGTTCCTTAGCGATGGACCAGTGCTACCGCTCGTTCATGGCCGGCTTTATCGTGAACGCGTCCGCCATGATTTCGCCTGGCGTGTAGCCGGTGGCCGCCCCGTATCGTTCAACATCCCCCAGGCTCCATTCGAGATCGCCCTTGCGGTGGACACGCACGTAGCGTTCGGATTTGTCGATGATGCGGGCGACGTCGTAGTTCGAATGTCGGTTGATTCCGATAATCGCGTTTATCCGGTCGCGGATCGCTTTTCCGGTTTTTGATGGTGTTTCCTTGCGGTTTGTCATTTTCTGAAAAGGTCTCCTATGTATCCGTTACGTCTATGTGGGCGCAATTAAGGTTATACAGGTGCGTCCATGTAGGCGCAAATAGTATCGGCGTGTCGGTGTGACGCATTAAATAGACGCAAAAGCTGTAGAATAGAGACATGGCAACGAAAATCGAGGTCAGCGAATTCGCTCGACGAATCAACATCGGCGTCAAATCCCAGATGGGCATACGTCGTTTATCCAACCGTGCGTTGGCGCGTGGAATCAAACGCAGCGAAAAATACGTCCGAGAACGGGTAAACGACGAGCAGGAATGGCGTATAGCCGACCTCGAACGCATGTGCGAGCTTTGGAGGATGACATTCGGCCAGCTGACTTCATATGTCGATTTCAAAGCCGACCATTCGCACCCCGAAGCCACGGGAGCCGACTCGATCTCCTCGTATCAGTTCGTCGCGGTCATGGATGGTGATGATATCGTTCAAATCCTCGACGGATCGTCATCCCCGCCACTCGTCAACGACGAAGAAAGACGGCCAATACGGAAACATTGCCCGTCAACCGAAATCGAATCCGGGAACGCAGGTGAGGATGCCCCTGGGCCGGACTCCCTCACCGATGAGGAGCGCAAGCGTATCGTTTTGGAGAAACTACGTAGGGGTGACGTGTCCTTGGCGGCGAACAAGGATCCGCATAAGCTCGCGGAAATGGAAGGCGGTGACGGCCGCTAGTGACGACTGCTCGCCCCTGTTCTGTCAGAGTATCCTCTTCTCGAACCGATTCGATAGGAGGATATTCAACCGTGCTGACGGCCGCACCATTCGACCGCCACATGCCCATCAACCGTGGCATGACCTACGAGCAGATGCTCGACGCCGTGGAAAACCAGCCAGTCCACGTCATCGAAGCCACGCTTGACGATGACACTTCAGGCCTCTACTGTGAGGCTATCCAGACCATAATCATCGACGAGCATATGACCGACGTGCAGAAACGATGCTCTCTCACCCATGAACTGTTCCACTGGCTGCACGCCGATGATTCGCATGCGGAATACGGGAAAAGCCATGCCGAATGGCGTGTGCGCCGTGAAACCGCCATGTTCCTGATCGACCCGGCGGACTATGTGCAGGCCGAACGGGAATATGATGGCGAGATCTATCAGATGTCCTGCGAGATGGATGTCACGGTGTTCCTTTTGGAGGACTACCGTCGGATTTTGGAATACCGCCAACCGATACACGACTGAAGAGAGGAGATATAAGCCATGGGACATCTTGACCCGTTTTTCCAGGAGTTGAACGGCATAGGAATACTGGCGCTGATCGTCACCGTCATCGCTGTCATAGTCCGCGTGATGTTCTGCAAAACCATGAAGGAACGCGTGTTGACCGCGGTGGCCGGACTGGTGTTCGCGGTCATTGCCTCATTGGGCGCGGATTATGCGCTGCGGCCTTTTGCCGGAGTCGGATCTTCCGCGACAGGAGGCTCCGCCTTCATGGAACTCTTCATAGGTTTCATCGTGACCGTGGTGGCAGGAACCCTCTGGTGGGGAATCACCTTCCCACGCGGGGAGGAAACCCCATCCCCGAACAATCAGCTCACGTTGGATCCGAACACGGAATTAAAGGGATTCGCGCCCCGATACGGGCTGGTGGCCGCCATGAGCAACGAGGACTCCTATTATGGCTGGTTCATGATAGACCACGACAACGGCGGCTCCCCCGACCCGTTGTATGAAGCCAGTCTCAACGCGAACCTGCAACAGGAACGCCAGCTCGGGAAACTGTACGGCGATCCGGGTTCCGGCTTGGACTATTCCGCTTTCGGGAACACGGCCGTACAGGCCGGCCAGCAGGGCGAATCCGCATTGGCCAGAATCATCGCCTACATGCGGCTCAACGTCATCTCCTTCTGGTCCCTGTACGGGCTCAACGAGAACCGCCAGCCCATCAACGCGGACATCGACTGCGTGCTGGTCGGCATAGACCCGCAACAGCAGGTGCATGCCTGGTTCGTGGACGCGAAGAACTACAAGGGCGGCAGCGACACCAAATACGTGAACTTGGATCCACGAAACCTGGTGCGCATGAGCATCAGCCGTCGAGCCCTCATCAAAGGCTCGGACGGAACACCCGTGGTCAAGATGAGCGAGAACATGGCAACCCAACGCGATAATTGGGCGTCCACGCTCGAAACCTATCACGTGGCGGCCCAATGGATGGTCTGCATGGTACCGGGCGGACATAACGGCAACCCGGATGTCAGCGAAGCCGTCTGGCCGGGCAATGTTCGTGTCGTGACGCCTGGACAGCTGGTTGCGGAAATCCAATCCCTAAGTCTGCTGCCGGTGGACAATATTCCGCCACGTGTCGTCAGACTGTTCACCTCGGCAGTCAAACAACAGGCTCCTGCGCCAGCAGCGCCGGCGACGAACACTGTGCCTATGCCTGTGACCTCACCCGCCCCGGCCCCTATCCCCCAGCCGGCAATAACGAACAACTGCCCCAAATGCGGTCAACCATTGAACGGACAAACCAACTTCTGCCCAAACTGCGGCACACCGCTCAACGCCTAATCAGGCGGTCAGGCTCAGTGCGCGAGCACCCATGCCCACATGCTTTGCGGCCTACCCCGAGTCCGGCAAGATTACCCCTTCGCGTATTCCATCGGGAAAAACGCGAAGGGGCTTTTCTTTGTTTGCAGTCAGATTAAGGCGAGGATATCATCTGGGACAGCAGCCAGATGCTGTCCCTTCTTGTTCCTATCTTCTTCTATCTTTTTTTTCACCAGGGCAGGGTCACTCTCCAACGAGTCCTCGTACTGCGTATGTTCTCCATGCGTTCGGCGAAGCAGGAAACCGTGACGGCTTCAGCCTCACGGTAGTTCATAATTTGCTCTTTTCGTTAAGGATTGATGGTTTGGTATCCAGTTGGGCGGATTCGAATTTTTCCGCAGCTTCTCTCTGAGAGGGAAACGAGTATCTGGTGCGGGTTTTGCAGTATGGGCAGCCGACCCGCCACCATGTTTTCGTATGAGTGATCGGGCTGACGGCTTTCCGATATTCGCCTTTCATCCCGCAGTTAGGGCATAGTAGCGTCGTGTCGAACACGTCAACGTATTTGTCGCCCATGCGATCCAATGTCCGTTGCATGGCCAGGGTGTCCACGAGCTTCGAGTCGAAGCCGAGCCTTTTGACCTGCTCCGCGCTCCAATGTGCTAGGTACCGGAGGATCTGCTGTTCGATACCGTATTGCGAATAGTGGTAACGTTTGCCGGTTTTCAGTTCGCTGAAATCGTCTTCGTGGGCGAAGTCTCCGGCGCAGAACCGTTCGACGGCTTCCTCTCTGCTTTTGCTGGGGAAAATATTACAGGCGATGCACCGTTGGTTCGAACAGGAGCAGAAGTACGGGTGGCACCAGAAGCCGTCCATTTGTCCGTCACGTTCGCCACCGTGTATGAACCCGAGGGGAAGGAACGTGTCGCAGTCATGCGGTTCCGCATGACCAGTGGAGCAAAGCGGGCACGGATACTGTTCGCGCATTATCTTCGCTTCGGCTTTCCTCATGCTACGTTCCGCGGCATCCACCGCATCCTGCTCCGCCAGACGTTTGGCGATAGGCTCGTTGATCTGGCGAACGATATCGACGGGCAAACCGGTCTGCTTGGCGACGGATTCCACCGTGGAACGACGCGACCGGAGCAGGTCGGCTGCTCGTTCGGCTCGACTATGATATCGGGGCATGATCAGACTGGGTTTTTTGCAAGGCGCACGGCGACTGCGATGACTGCGGCAAATATGATACCGAGACCGATAAGGAGTGGTGTCCTGATTGGATGCTTCATGGCTTTCTTTTTTTCGTTAGTTGTTTTCGACGATGATTCGAGCTCCGCTAAAGAAGGCAAGCCTGTCAGCTTCGCGTATTTTCTTCGGATCATTCACGTCTTTCATGAACTGTTCCTTGAACCGTCGGTATTCGGCATCGTATCCGGAACCAGTGTTCTTCTTCTTTTGTGCCGGTTTCTGTTTCGGCGTCGGCCGACCTTTCTTGGAGGAGAGTCGTTCTCGGCGTCGCTTGTCTGCTTCGACCACACGGTTGATCTGTCTGGCACAGGAGACAACCGTTTTCCTGTCACCTACCAGATGAGCGGATACGGCTTTACGCCGCAGTCGTCCAATGTCCCGGCAAGCGTCAGCCGACAGTCCCGGCAACAGTTCGAACTCGTTTAGATACAGGATTCCACCCAGCAGAGTGAAAGGTGCAATGCTCTCATTGGCTTCCGGCATCAGCATCTTCCTCCTCTTCAAGTCCAGTCAGCACTCCTGCATAGGCGTCTTCGATTTGCTGGCACCACTGTTCCATCGTCGTATCCAAGGAAATGAACATGGTCGGAGTGAACCCGCCGGTCATGTATTCATCAACGACTCGTCCCGCCAGGTCAAGGTCATACAGTTTGATTTCACCGATCAGCCTATTGTCCCGGAAGAAAGCCAAACGTCGTTGCGAATATTCCACCACACTCATGCCGCTGATAGCCCAGCCGTTCAACCCGTTACAGGAACAGGCCAGAGTGTGTTCGTTCTCCTCGACGATCTTCCAATCATCCTTTTCGACGATTGTTTTTAATGGTTCGTAGAATTTGCTCAAATTTTCTCCTTAATGACATTCCGGGCACAGCCACTCGTCTGTGGCGCAGTCCCATCCGTTTTCAATGAGTTCGTCATGGTTCCCCATTGCTGTTTTCCCGCATTTGCTGCAGGTCAGATGCCAGTGTTGCGGACAGTAGTGGTTTTCGTCTCCATCCAATTGCCATCCGTTGGAACTGGCGTCATCGTCTGCGTCGTCTTTGTCTGTGTAATAAGCGCTGCCGTCTTCGGGGTCGTATTGTTCATCGCATTCGTCGCAGTGGATTGCGACGAATTTCTTCTCGGTGAAACTCATAGCGTCCCCTGTTCTTGCGTCATGTCTCGGATGGCGTCCTCGAGCAGGCTTCTCGCGGCCTTGCATCCTTGAATGTATGCGCGGGATGGTTCCGTTCGGGCGTGGGCGTCGCTTGCATGTTCGAGTTTGAGTTCGCTGGAGATTCGTTTCCCTGCTTCGGTTTCCGTTTTGGCCAGCAGTTGGCGATCATGCTCGGTAAGCCAGGCGTCAAACAGTTCGGCTACGTTGGAGAATTGCGGGTTTGCCGACAGTGAATAGAAGTCCTCCGCGCCGTTTATGAAGATGTTCCTGGCTTCGCTGTCCGTCAACGGTTGGTTCACGCTCAATTGTTTTCCTCTCTTTGATGATGCTTGTCTTCGATGACCCGGATGCGTTGAATGCCGTCGAGATGAATGTGCATGGGTGTGCCGGTGATCCAATTCCAATACACGTGATCCAGCACGACGGGAATGGTTGAGCCGTCTCTGATTCGTGCCGTGATTGTTCTCTCCCACCAGCATCCGGTGTTGTGTTCCAGAATCTGAACGGGCGCGGTGACTGTAAAGCCTTGCAGTGGCTTCGGGGCTGTGTCATTGAATTCGACTTCTACCGTTTTCCCTTCGAATCGGATACGTATGTCATTGATCGCCGCATCAAGGAGTGGCTTGTGCCGTCTCCCGTATTCGCCGCATCCTTGACGGTCTCGTAATTCGTTCTTGTAAGGAATGTTGGCCGATGATGCCCCGTTCAAGATTCCAGCTCCTGGTTAATATCGTCGATATTCTTTCCTTCTGCCAGTCGAATCATCATCGCGATAGCCCGGCACATCTTCGGATAATCTCCGAACCGTAAGGCATTCCAGAACTGGAATTCGTATTGTTCCGTCTGGGATTGATGCTGCAGCGCATTGATGATGCCAAGCTGACGGCAGGTCAAAGCGACGGGCTCGTTCCTGTTTTCCGCATAATGCGTATACCAGAGAGACTTTCTCAGGTCTTCGACCGGCTTGTTCTTCGACCGGTATCTCCACACGTATTTGACGGCGTTGCCCATGCAGAAGCTCATGCCGGCGGTCAGGTCAATACATTCCAGACCGGGATGGGATAATTCGTAGTGTGCGGGATGTTCTACCGGATCGGCGTCACCGACTCGCGTCACTGTTTCATCTTTTTTTTGGTTTGCGGAGACCCTGTCCTTTAGGGCGGGGAGGAAGCAAACCGTCCTCCTTTCACAGATTGATATGATATAATGTGAAACATGGTCAGAAGGCATGCATGCAAGCGGGCGTACAGGTTCCGCTTCTACCCGACACCCGAGCAGGAACAACTGCTCAGGCGCACGGTCGGCTGCTGCCGAAAGGTCTACAATCTCGCGTTGGAAGCCCGTTCCGTCGCATGGACGGCGGAGCACAGGAGCGTCACCTACGTCCAGACCAGCGCCATGCTCACCCAATGGAAGAAAACAGCTGAATACTCGTACATGAACGAAGTGTCCTGCGTGCCACTGCAACAGGCGTTGAGACACTTGCAGACGGCGTTCTCCAACTTCTTCAAGCAGACCGGCGACTATCCGAGATTCAAGGCCAAATCCCACGGCGGAAGCGCCGAATACACTCGAAGCGCGTTCAAATGGGACGCCAAACGCAATGAACTCACGCTCGCCAAGATGCGCGAACCATTGCCGATACGATGGTCCAGAACACTGCCCCGCAAGACGGAGCCGAGCACCGTGACCGTAAGCTTGGACGCCGCCGGACGATGGCACGTCAGCATCCTCGTGGAGGAGACCATCCGCCCTCTCCCCGCCCGAAGGAACGCAATCGGAATCGACTTGGGAGTGGACAGCTACGCCGTCACCAGCGACGGGGAGACCATAGCGAACCCACGCCACTACAAGAAACTCGCCGAACGGTTGGAACGGGAGCAACGGACGCTGTCCCGCAAAGCCAAAGGCAGCAACAATCGTCGGAAAGCCGCCCTCAAGGTGGCCCGCACCTACGCCAGAATCACGGACATGCGCCGTGACTTCCTCCACAAGTTGAGCACGAGGATAATCCGCGAGAACCAAACGGTGGTACTCGAAGACCTCAACGTGAAGAACATGGCCAAAAGATGCGCGCCGAAACCCGACCCGGACAATCCGAACCATTGGCTCCCCAACGGCCAGTCCGCGAAAAACGGGCTGAACGGAAGCATCATGGACGCCGGATGGTCGGAGTTCCGTCGAATGCTCGAATACAAGGCCGAATGGTACGGGCGACAGCTCATAACCATCGATAGGTATTATCCGAGCACGCAAATCTGCTCCCACTGCGGGGCGAAGACCGGGCCGAAGGGCATGCCCGGCCTCAAAGTCAGGGCATGGACGTGCCCGGACTGCGGAACAACCCATGACAGGGATTTGAACGCAGCCGAAAACATCCTCGCCGCAGGGCTTGCGGTTAGCGTCTGCAAGGACGGCAGAACCGGAACCAAGGTCTCGCATTAGCGTCCCCTCCTTTCTTGTTTTGTCGTAGCGAACAGAAACCCGAACCGTAAGATTCGGGAATCCCCCGCATTCATGCGGGGGAGGATGTCAACGCCGGTGCCTTTGATCCGAATGATTTGTTTGAAGTTTCGTACTGGTTCACTCATTGTTTTCTGGTTTCTTGATTCCGGTCACGGCTTGCACGGTGACGTATCCGTCCGTGTCGAAGTAGTCGACCATGGCGTTGTTGTTCTGATACGTGTACTGGTCGCCGACCTGCTGGCAGAGTTTCTTTGCGTTGCGGACTTTTGGAGTTTCGATGACGCAGGCTTGCTCTTCTACGGTCAGCTGTTCGTTGTTCTGGATTTTCTGGTTGATTCGCCGTGCTGTTTCATCCCATTCGTCGGAGGAGGCGCTTCCTCCATGAGCTTCGATGATTCCTCGTCCGGCCCTGTGTTCCGGACCGATGATCCGGTCTTCGGAATCCGCAGCCATATATTCGGCGTGGGTCGGCACGTATGTGGAGGATTCGCCTTCCGGCAGTTGGATGGTGAATCGGGCTCTCCAACTTGCGGAACCTGTACTTGTTCGGACTCCGATCTTCCAATCTTTTGGAAGTTGACCGTTCTTCTGCAATGCTTTGATGTCCGCGCGCATGAGTTTCGCGTTTTCCGCCGGACTGCGACTGGCATCGTATTTGCCGCCGGTGATGGCGGTGGATCCCATGTAGCCTTCCGACTTCACGGAGGGCTTGATGATCGGCTCATCAACGGTCGCCGAGCTTTTCGCTAACAATTTGGAGGCACGCTGAATCATGTCGTTGGAGGGAAATCCCGCATTCTTGTTCTCGTTGGCGAATGTGCCATCGCTGTTTCTGAGCTGTTGTTTCGCTTGCGCTGACTTAATGGACATGATTTCGTTCTTTCTATTCAGATGACGGGATTCGCGGGAACGCTCGTTGGATTGCCTGCTGCGACATACTGCCCATAGTCCGGGTCGTCTTTGCAGAGTGTCCAGTCTCCGCTGCCGTCATCGTGGTAGGTCATGTGTGATTTCACGCCTTGTTCGATGAGATATCCATGGGAGCAGGTGTTGAGACGGTTTTGTTCGGGTAGTTTCATATAGCCGTCGAGGCTGTTGCGGTCTGCTTCGGGAAGGAGCGCGAAGTCTCCGATTCCGTTTTGGATGTCTTGGATGCTTGTGTTGGCTGCGTGGCTCATTGGTGTTTCTTCCTTCAATTGTTTATGTGGACATATTCAGTATAACAGGCATATATCGTAGAAGAAAATCCCAATGAAAGATATTCACGGCTTAAGGCAGGCACCTGGTGCCGAGAAAGCCGAACCGATGCCCGCAGATTCTCCAGCCTCTATCCGCTCTAGGCATTCTCGAAAGCCGCCTGATCGAACTTGGTATCCACGTGGATGGTCCATCCGCTGCTGATCACCTCATTGCAATAGTGCTTGCGGGATGCGACCACCTGGGATTGCAGGTACCTGTTGTCCCTCAGCTGTTCCGCAGTGGGGTTGCCGAACAGTGGTGTCGGTATTCTTTTCGACCCGGTCTCCGTGACGAAGTACAGGTTGAGCACCGTGTCGTCTTTTACGCGGCGCATAAAGTCGCCGAGTTTTTCGGTCTTGTCTTCAGACAATGGATCTCCTTGCTGTTCCATACTCTATGTAGATATATTCAGTTTAACAGGCATAACAGAATTGTTTCAGAAAAAAGAGAAGGTGCGGCTCACCCAAAAAGTCCACAAGGGGAAGCCGCACCATAGGAGAATCCGAAAAACCTGGATTAACACCGAGGGGACTTGGGCTGAGGAATGAACCTTCGTCCCGATATCTCAACATACCGTGCCTCTTCAGCCGTTAACGGCAGGATGTTGAAAGAAACAGCGAATTCCCAGATTTTCCTATTCCCCAGCGGTTTGACATTGCTCGAGGAACCCGATCGTCTCGCTTTTCTCCCAGCTGCTCATGGAAAGTCCATACTTGTCTTTGATGTAGACGCGCTTGGCCATGTAGGAGCACTGGTAGCCGCTGTTGCTCGGCAGCCAGACGGATGGGGTGGATGCGGCCCATCGTCCGACGGACTTCTTGGGGACACCGCTCCCGTACAGGTTGATGCCCTCGCTTTTCGCATTGTTGGCATCCCCCTGGCTGGCAAGCAGCACGTCCGGATCGTTCGCGTATTTCACGCGATCGTTTTTCCTTGAGTTCTTCCACAGGCCGGAGGCCCATGCGTCGTTCAAGGCGACCACATGGTCGATCTGCACTGCGGTGCTGTCTCCGCTGACGGTCTTCCCATTCTTCACGACGCTCTTCCGGAAGTTGATGGTCTGGCCCGTATAGGGGTCATGCAGTGTCCCGGATTGCACCTTGCAATTGGAGTCCATGACCGGATTGGTCAGGTCACGGTTGAGAATGTAGTCGCGGGTGGTTCCGTATCCGCAAAGCTGGTCGCTGTTCTGCCAGTCCCCGAAATCCTCGGCGCGATTGTAGCCCTTCGTATGGGGTGTTTCGGTCGGGAGGTTCCGGGCGGCTGTGATGGCTTCGGACACGCTCATGGGGCTTGCTGCGGAAGCCGGCAGTCCGCTCGCTCCCATATCCGTGTTCGTGGAATCCTTTTCTCCGGTGTTCCCCGAGGAGGCCAGACCGTCTTTGATCTGGCCTTCGATTTTCGACAGGTCCGGTTTTTTCAGCCCCAAGCCGATGTTTGTTTTCTGCATGGAGTCTTCGCCCGGAAGTATCTGACTGATGCTGGTTATCGCAGGCAACCCGAATTGTGGGGCGACCGTGGCCCATACTCCGGTTTGGATGATGACGATGATGGTTATGAGCACGATGGCCAAGCCGCCAAGGATGCCGGCGACGGTTATGCCGGTCTTGTTTTTTCTCGATGCCACGACGGTTTCCTCTTCTAGAACAGTCCGCTGATGATGGTCCAGACGACCGCGATGCCGAATAGGATGACGATGATCGCTCCGAACAGGTCGGCGTTGCTGTTGACGAATTCCGCAAATGGGGGAAGTCCCGGTTTCTTGTCATTGGCCATGATGGTCTCCTTAGTTGTTCTGGCTGCCGGATGCCGTACCGTCCGACGAGGTGCCGTCTGAGGTGTTGTCCGAAGTGCCGTTGCCTGATGATGCCTTGGAACCGTCGGCAGTGGAATCGTCGGACTGGGTGTCCTGCGATGTGGTCCCGGCGGAATCGGTGCCGCCGGTCTCGTCGTCGGAGTTCGCCGAGGTCACGTCGCTTTTGTTCAGTGCGTTCGCATAGGGTCTCAACGTCCTGACGCTGCCATCCGCTCCCCAGTCGATGATCTTCGCGTTACCGGATGTAGGGTTCTTGACCAGTACGGTGATGTTCGTCTTGACGGTCGAGCCGCCGGTGTTGTCCGAAGATGACGTGTCGCTTCCCTTATCGGAACTGTCTTGCATCGCGGCATACGGTTCGAATGTGATGCTGATCGACGCCGCAGCATAGGGAGGCGTGTCGCTGGATTGTTCCTTTGGCACGGATTGCCCGTTCTTGTCGCACTCCACAAGCCAGTTGATGCTCACGTTTTTGAATGTTCCGATGGCTGCTGGCTGGTAGGCGTGCTCGCTGTTCGGGTCCCCGACCAGCACGGTGAACGCGTTGCTGTCTTTCCCGATGTAGGCTTTCGCCCAAGCGTTGACGACGTTCTGGAAGCTGGACGCCTGATCGATGCGAGAGTATCCGGATGGCGTATAGGATTGGGCTCCGCCAGCGCCGCTTGCTTTCAACGGCAGCACTGTTGGCTCTCCCACGGCGGTGGCCACGTTGTTCTTCCATGAAATGAGCTGGGTTACGTCGCGGGTGGATCCGTCGGACAGGTCGGTCAGGGAGAACTGGTGGCTCCACCAGTCGGTATGTTCCTTTCCTGTTCCGGTGTCCTCGTCACTGGATCCGACTTTTGTTGCCGAATCCCATAACAGGTTCGTGGTCCCGTAACGGAATGGTCCTTTGTTTGTGTCCAACCATTTGTTGACGGACGCCAAGGCTGCCTGTTTTCCTGGTTTGTCTACGCTGATCTCCTTGTATTTCGCGCTCAACATGGAACCCATGTCCTGCAGCGTGCTGATTGCGCGAATGCTGATGACGGGAGCGACGATTCCGGCGATCATGAACACGGTGATGAAAACTTTCCACCAGCGGGTGTTTCGCATGGCGCGTTTGATTGCCGTCAGTTCGACTTCGTTCTTCCGTTTGTCTTCGGTGATGTCCATTGGAGATTCAACGGATGCTTTTCGTGCCACTTCGTCTCCTTGAGAATCTGAACGTGTTATCTAGTGTCAGACTATCCGGAGTCTCAGCGTGAAAGCGGTGGAAGTCGGGAAAAGAAAAAAGAGACTCGGATACTGCCGAATCTCTTTTTGTGTCAGCGGGTCTGCGCGTATTTTCTGGCCAGCTCCATGTCAAGTCCTCCGTTGACGAAGCATTGTTCCACCGCGGCGTTAAGAAGAGCCTGCGTGGTCATGTTCGTCTCGACCGACTTGATTCGCAGCGCGAGATAGTTTTCATCCGTCAGGTTCGTGCCGAGCCTCCGGTCGAACGAATACACGGGCTTCCTCCGGCCGGCCCTCCCGGATGCTTCATTCGTTTTCGTCTCATGATCTTCCGGGATTGCTTCAGAGACTGCTTTCTGCTCGGGAGCCTCGACCGTCATCTTCGGTTCGGGGGGTTCGGATAGGAGAGGCCGACGCCCCATGTCGCGAGTGTCCTGCAGGCCGCGTCCGAAAGCGCTGTTGATATTCTTTACCATGTTTCAACTCCTACTCGATGCCGAACTGTTTGACGAGGTCAATGAGCTCTTGGGTGACGGAAGCGTAATCCCTGTTGTCTATCTGGTTGGTTCCGTACAGATTCTTGATGGCTTCCCTCTCGTGGATGACCGTTTCGAATCGTGTTGCCTCCAGCTCATCCAATTGTTTCACTGCGTCACGCGCGAGTTTGGTTCGCGCTTTCACTCGCGTGAGCAGGATGATGCCGTTTCTGGCGGCCGCATAGGTTTTCCCTGCATGGCTCAAATCGCTGATGGACGGCTGGCAGGGGATGATTGACACGTCGGCCGCCTGGAGTGCCGTCTGCACCGTTCCCGCATCGGATGGAGGCGTGTCGATGATGACCCATCCTTTGTAGCGTTCGCGAATCCTGTCGGGCATTCCGAGGATCACGTCATTGGTTTGGATCACGTCGAAACCCAGCTTGTAGGGTTTGTGCGGAGTCCCGTTGGCTTCGTCTTCTTTGCGACGACGATCGTCCTCGATTCGCACGTATTCGTCCCAGAGCGTCGCGCCACCGGTGTTGTCGGCGTCCAGAACCGTGACGTGTTCGCCGCGTCGGGCGAGGCATCCGGCGATGAGCATGGCTGTCGTCGTTTTTCCGACGCCGCCTTTGATGTCGGCGACCGCGACAAGAATCGTGCTTTTCAGCATGCTGTTTTCTCCTCTGTTCACGTTTTCCGCCGCCAAGGTGGAGGCGTGGGACGCGCTTTTTTTATGTGGCCACATTCAGTGTAGCAGAGGCGCATTTTTTTGTGGAACCAGCTCTCCCAATCAACAGGAAAACAACACAATGCGGGAATGATCAGGCAGAGAAACGCTTCCGCATTCATCTGCCAAACCATTCCCGCATTCCCACAGTTCTTTGCGAAAATTTTAGGATGCCGTAAACAACAGCCTCTCCAAAAACGCTTTGAGCAACACGCCCAAATCCGGGAGCTGACTAGCGATCCCCTGCATCCATTCACGGATGGGAATGCCCATCGCCTCCAGGACGCCGCTGATGACCCACACGAAGAACAGGCCCGCGCATATCCTCGCCGCAACGGACAACATTCTCATCGAACGTCCCATGATCTTCATGAAGACGCTGCCGCCGCCGACCGCCAACAGGAGCAGGGTCAGCACGGCTCCCGTTGGCGTGAACATCCAAGCGAACAGGACGGTGAGAAAATCGGCGGCTCCCTGCCCAGCCGTCTGAGTAACAGTGCCGGTGTCCATCAGAATGCATCTCCATCCGTTTCGAACTCGTCAGACGTTTTCTGGCGAGGTGGGTTCTTCGGCGCGTTGAGGTTCGCATGGTATTTCGCCGCTGCTTCCTTGACCTCTCCCGTGATACGTGCGCTCTCCAATGCGTCGGCGGCTTCCTGCTCGCTCATGTGGCCCTGTTGCCGGAAGTTGTGCATCATGCTGTTCTCCACCACCCCGAACGCCTTGTCTCCATCGGAGTTGAGACTTCCGTCCTCGGAGTGCATCTCGTTCAATGATTCATCGAGATCGAACGGATTGTCTTCGACCGGAGCAATCGGAGTCATGACCGTCGTGGGCCTGTTGCCCAGGCTTAGGATTTCGTTGCGGCTCTTCTCCACTCTGGCTCCCAGTGCGCCGATTCCGACCTTGGCTCCATGCCAGAAGTCACGGTTGGTGGCGAGCTTGCCCAATGCGACTGCACCTGCCGGCAGTGTGATCGGGTTGGATGTGAGTGCGGCAGCGGCGATACCGGTCGCCGCGACTTTGGCGCCACGCTTGACCACGTCACGCAACGGTTGGGATTGCATGACACCTAGGGCTGCCTTGCCTGTCGCGCCCAACAGCATAGCTCCTCCGCCCAGGCCGCGTGCGGTCTGATTAAGCAGGCTTGCACCTTTTGCCATGGTACGGGCGCGGCCGAGCGATGCGCCGGGATGGCGGGCCATATAGTTCTTGACGCGATCATCGTAGGACATGCCGCCCGTCATGAACGCCTGAGCTCTGTCGGCTTGGTTGGCGAAACGTGCGGCGACTCCTGCGAGGGACCCGCGTACGGTGCCTTCGTTCATGCGCCCCCATCTATAACTGAGGGAGTCTGCTCCGCGGGCTGCGATCGCATCGTATTCTTTCGCGTTGCGTCCGTACAGGTTGCGGTCGCCGCCGTCGAGGTCAAGATTCTTCCTCTCCGAATCGAGCATGGAGTCGAGTTTGCTTTCGCCGGCGGTGGGACCGAACATCCTGTGGCGCGGTCCGGCGTTGCGACTGGACATGCCGCCGTGGTTTCGGCTTGTGAGGAGCCGTCCCATGAGGAGACCGCTGCTTATTCCTCCGCCGATTCTCCTGAGGCCGGCCAGCACTCCGCCTGCCATGGCTCCACCGGTGGCGATTCCCATCATCGCTTTGAAACTGAACGGGTTGCCGACTTTGAGCACGCTGGTGCAGAACAGGCTGATGGCCGCGATTGCAAGCACCGGACTGAAACCGCTGATCACGTTGTACATGAAGCTGCTGCTCATTTCGGAACAGAACTTCAACATAAGCTGGCAGATGAATGTGGCGATGGCTCCCAAAGCCGAATACAATCCGCCGGTCATGCTCAGGTTGCACGTGTATTTCACCCAGTTCTTCAACACGTTCTTCGGAGCTTCGCCTATGGGGAAAGCTCTCACGAGGAACGCTACGACGAGGAACAGCACCATCAGGACGAGCATGAGCTTGGTCATGATGAGGATGACGCTGAGCAATCCCCAGACGATCATGTTGCAGATGCCACCGAGCACGGAACCGAATGCACCCAGATTGTCAGGCGCTGAATTGCCGTACAGGTTGTCCAGGGTGATTCGCATCGCTCCTTCTCCGGTCGAAGAATCCTGCGTGTCACCAAGGTTGGCTTCACGCCAGGTTCCGCCGACGTTGGGGATATCGAAACGCCAGCCCAGGTTCGCGGCATCGGCGATGTTCGTGTTCTGGACGTTGCCGCTCGAATCACGGAAGTCATTGTCGTTGTGAAAGGCCCGATACTGGTCGCCTGTGAATTGCTTTGTGCCCAAAGCCACATTGCACAATTGGAGTATGTTCTGGTCTATCTTGTCATCGTCCCCGTAGAAGTGAGCCCCGTTCCCGCCTGAGATGTCGCTGAATCCATCCTTTTTCAGTCTGACGGTGAGCTTCCCGTTTTTGATGGCACCTGTATCCTTGTCCCCCATGTTTTTAACGAGGATGTTCCAGCCGTCACGGCCGTACACCTTCCCACTGCCGTCGATACCGCAGGTCTCCCAAAAGATCCCCGCTCTGGTCAGTCGAACATATTTATCCCGATCGTTCTGCTCCTTTTCCTTGTCATTGACGGAACTGTCCTGAGGGTCGATCCAACCGTGTTCGCTGAACAACCATTCTGCTGTGTCGGAATCGATACTCAAACCGGTTGCCGCATTCGTCAATGTCATTTGCACCGCAGGATCGGTGTTCGTGTTCATGTCAAGCACATGGCAGTACGCTTGCTGTGCGTTGTCGGCCACGCCTGATGGCGTGTTCGGCCCCGCTGACGGATTACCCCATTGCATCGTCACCCATGATCGGAGAGCTGTTTCCTCCCACATGCGGTTCACGGCCTTGGTGATAGAGGATGTGTCTCCCCCGTTGCCGCTGGTCGCGGTGTCGTACTGCTGGTGCATGGCATACAGGTAATCCTGGCAGTTCGTATTACGGTTGAGTGCTTTGTTGCTGAACGCCATCATGTTCGATTCGCCGTCGTTCAACCCGTCCAGATCAAGTCCGACGGTGAGCTTGTTGACTGCGCCGTTGATGGTGTTGACAACCCACCAGGGGCTGCCGGTCGCCGGTTCGGTCGCATTCTCCGCGGTTTTCGAGGCTCCTGTCCCCAACACGATGAGAGCCGCAAGGCACAGCACTGTGGCAAGCAGTCGTTTGCTCGCCTCTTTCGTGGTCCCGATGTCGAATCCCGCCGCGAGAAGCCATACGACGATGGCGGTCACCATCAACGCCGCGGGTATTCCACCGGCCATGACATTGTCGATAAGTTTCGCCGTGGCGTGGTCGACCGACGCTCCGGCGGTCTTCAATGGGGTAAAGCTTGCCGCGAACTGGCTTAGAGAAAGGGCGGATGACCAGCAGAGCTGTGTGATCTGCATCAGCATGTTCGGCAGGATGTCTCTTGTCGTATGGCTGATCAGGGCGGGCACGTTGGCGAGGAATCCGATAATGCCGCTCGATGGTTCGATGCGGCTGGTTATGCTGCCGACGTTGCTTCCCCATCGGCCGGACGGAAGACATGTCGTGTAATCGACTTGGGTGCTTGTGGTCGTAGCGCATGCCGGCGCGCTCGCGCCTCCATCGTTTTCGACCATGGCGAATGCTTGGGAGGGCAGTACGACCACTGTCATCAGAACGACGAGCAGAACAATGAACAGCATGTTCCGTCGCGCTTTCATCCTGACCGGGAGGCTGGGCTGCATCTGGGTTGAAGCGCTCACAGTATCCACATCTCCTTCAGACTGCTTAGATGCTCTGGCTGATTCGAATTGGGGTAGAAAACCTCTCCGGCGATGTTCCGGCTCTGCAATCTCCTGAGAAGTCTTTTCCATCGGACCTGCTGGGTCCGGTCTTTGACTTGGCCGACCATGAGGAATGGCGCGGCGACCAAGCCGATGAGAATGAACACCACGCCGAATGTGATGCCGATGATCGGGGCGAGCATAAGACAGATCAACAGTCCTATAACACCGCCGATGATTGTCGAGAACACGGTCTTGGATCGGGCTTCCGTGCTTTTCGTGATCATGAACGTGTTCTTACGTTCGATTGATGCGGTGGATGAGACCTCGGTGATGTCATCCATGGTTTCCCTTGGATGCAATTGTCTTTGCTCGCCCATGAATATGTTCCCCGATCAGATTCCGAGGTAGTCTTTGCCTTGGCTGCCCACGGCGTTGACGATCCAGTCAAGAGCTGTCAGCAATGCCGGAATGGTTATGGTCGGGCCAGCGAAGATGAAGATGACGGCGAGAACGACGATGACTCGTGTGACGCTTGGACAGAACATGGAGACCAGCTGGTTGCTTCGCCCCATCGCCTTGCTGATTCCTCCCAGGATAAGCCCCAAGGCCAAGATCACTGCGGCAGCGGCGCCCACCTTGGTGATGAGCTGTCCGGCGGTCGAGTTGAGGATGCCGTCGAACATGGCGTGATAGCTTCCGACAAGATTGCTGGAAGCGGCGATTTCTATGGTGTTGCCCATTATTGGATTCCCTTCGAATTTGGTTTGAAGGAACCCTCCTGCGTTTCCCGAGTGTATCAACGGAATCGGTTGATAACGATAGGTTTTCGGTTTTTAACAAAGTTTCTTGCATTCTCAGACAACACGGGGAACACAGATTAAGAAAAACCCATCCGGCATCAATGGAAGCCGGATGGGTTGGCATGTTTTTTTGCGGTCCTACTTGTCGCCGGGACGATAACCGTCGTCGAAGTCTTTCACGCTCACGATGAACGCCGGCTGGATCTGTTCCATGTTTCTGGTTCTTACAGCGGCATGGTATTTGGGGAGGTTCGTCACCGCTCCTCCAGTCCACCCATCCAATCCCTCATTGTCGGTCAGACGTGCCGCGGTCAGCGTGGCTATGCGCGGAATCGACGTGTTGTAGCTGATGAACGTCGTGTACCCCAGGAACGAATCCAACAACGTGTCGGACAACTGGGTCGGGTATTGGGTGGCGAACACGAGAATCAATCCGAACGAACGCCCCTGCTCCCTCAGATTCTTCAACACGTCGTCCGACCCGTTCGCCAGCAGGCTCAGCTCGTCGCAGACGAGCATCGTGTGTTTGCCAAGCGTCAGCCAGTCCTTGCAGTGTGCGAACACCGTGTTCCAGAACCGGTACATGAGCCACGAGCCCAGAATCTTGTCCATGAGCTCGGGAAGCGAGTGGCCATTGTGCGGGGCGAGCACGATGTGATAGTCGCCCGGGTGATCCAATATCCACTTCCATGTGACGGTGCTGCGTCGCGGTGTGAACATGTGTTCGATGGCGAGGAACTGGTTGACCTTGTTCACCGAGGCGTTGGTACGCTGCAGTATTTCACGATCGCTTCGCGCCGCCTGCCCCTTCTGATCCGGTCGTCCGTACAGTTGTTCTGCGGCACGCGCGGCCAACGTCATGTCTATTCCGAGAGGATCGTCCTTCAACTCCAATGCGAGAGCCCTGCATACCTGTCCAAGCGCTCTGGCTGATCCGGTTTGACCATCCGACCCACACAATGCGACCACGGCCCAGCCGATGGGTGACTGCTGTTGCCTGAGTTGACCGGCCCCGGGATACTGTTGCTCGAGTTGTCTGCATCTTCTTAGGATGTCCCCTGGCTTGTGTTGGTCGTATCGGCTTGCGGCCACGCCGATGGTCATGGATTGGGTGATGATGTTTTGGGAGTCGTTCTGAATGTCGCCGGCATTGAATGCGTATCTCATGGTTTTGGCGACGCTTTCCGCCGTCTCCTGGGCGTTCCTTCCCTCCTGCATTCCGAGCAAATCGAGACCGATGCTGGAAGGGTCGGTGAGGTATATGACACGTGGATGGGAGTCAATCCCCTGCGTTTGCCGATACCGGTCCAGCACTTCCACTCCGGTGTCGTCCTTCATCCAGAAGTGGATGAGTCGTGAATCCGTTCCCCACACGTCACGGCCGGTATCATTGCGATGGCTGATGGCCCATTGGCTGATGCCGTGGGTCAGAACGGTTTTTCCTGATCCGGCTTCACCGCTGATTGCGATTCCGCCATAGAGCTGTGTCGGATCCAAGTATCCGGGACGTCCGGAATCGTCCAATCCGATCAGGACGCCTCCATGGGACAATGGTTCGGGCACCGGGTGAAGATCCTGTTTCACCGCCGTGGATTTCTGCACCGGCATGAACAGTGTGGTCGTGGTCATTGGGCTGAAGACCAAAGTGGTGCGTTGCGGGCCATATCCCGTCGCATACACTCGTTTGTCTTTCATGCCGAGTTTTGTTTCGGTGTCACTGAGATTCGCCTTGCGTTTGCGGCGAAGCCACCAGTATCGGCGTGGGCGTTGGAGAATATCATCCCATAGAGTGTTCCTCCACCATCTGATTCCAGCTGCAACGGTGAAGGCAAGAGGAATGATCCACAACCATGACGGTATCGGCAACAGCATCAAAGAGCAGTACGCCAACAGTCCCAGACATGCGAATTTGTAGTGCGGCGGTACTCGGAAGTACATTCGAGTGCTGTTGTCGTCGTTCAGCATGGCTTTCGCGTTTGCGGAGAGTAGTCCACTCAAAACCCAAGGCACCAGCAGCATCGCCGCTACCGTTCCCGCCATCCAGAAGAATGTGGCAAGACGAATCGGAGTGATGACGGACAATACCATCGTCAACAGGGTGACAGCCAAGGTCACGATGAGTCCGCCCAACTTTGGGTAGCTGGGATGACTGCTCATGTTGGAGAGCAGCGGGAACATGGCCTGTCCAGCCCGTTGTGCGAGTTCTGCGTTCCGGCGGCTGTCGGCGCATGCTGCGGTGACTCGCGCGCAGAGCGTGTGTGCTGCGACAAATTCGTTGCCGTCCTCGACGGTGGAATGCTCGTCGGCAACCCAATCTCGAATTCGGGCCTGTTCGAAATATCCTTGCCTGCGGAGCGTTACGCTGACATAACTGTCTGCCGGCATCAATGCTTCGACGCTTTTCCGAATGCCGGCGGAATCGGTGCGCATCTTCTCCATCGTCGCCTTTGAATTCAAGCGGGCCCGCCATGGCACAAGAGAGTGAGCTGATCTGCTGATTCCTTCCGGCAGTTCGGGTTCGCCGTTTCCTGGCAGTGGGCTGATGGAAAAGCCGGCGAGATCACCCGCCTTGCGTATGCCTTCGCCATCGCCATGCACATATTCGCGGACCGGCTCGTTTCCCACTCTGACGAGCAGCAGCGTGCAGTCCTCCAGATTTCCTGGGACATCATCCGCGATGGATCTCAACTGGTCGCCATCGAGTTGGCTGATGCTGCGAGTCACCTCGTACCATGCTTTTTCTTTTTCTCTCATTCCGATGCCCTCCTGTCAATTTGATTGTTCTGCGGTTGCCGGTTCGGTGGAGTAGAGCATGGCCAAGGGGAATCCTTCCGGCAAGTCGAACTTGGTCAGCTTCTCTCTTTCCAACAGTTGATATAGCCATGTGGTCATACGGACCGTCGCATCCTTGTCTGCCAACGCCCATCCCAAATCCGCATACCCGTCCTTGACGGTGCTCTGGTCGCCGATGGTTTCCCTCATCCGTCGTATGGTCTTCACCGCAATGTATTTGGAAACGTCGAACATGATCGCATCCAATTGCCAGAGTCGTATTTTTTTCAAAGCCGGATTGCGTTGCAGGTTGACCATGAGGAACGGGACCACCAGCGAACGGCGTCCTGTTTCGCAAAGCGTCCGTATCTTCTGCAATGCACGGTAGCGTTCGGTCTTGGCTTCCTCCAAACGCTGCTGGTTGGTTGCGAAATTTTCAGGAAGAGAGTTCAACGCTTTCACCTCCGATATACCCGTAGAATCCTCCCCGGTATGCTTCCGGCTTCCGCCATCCACTGACATCCCAGCCCCATTGGTGTCTGATTGTTTCATCCATGACTGTCCATCCCCAGTCACGGATTGTCGTCACAGGTTTTGTTGATGGGGCGCATCGGCTCCAGTCCGGTGAGAACATGCTGCGTTCGACGTTCAGCATGTCCCGGTATGTTCCAATCCCGCCGGTCGGGTTGCCTTGCTCGTCGAACCAGTCGTCCCATAACGCGAATCCCATACGCGACGCCACGGATGGGTCGCCGACCAACATCTCGTCGGCATGGCTTGCCGTTTCGATGATGCTGCCCAATGCCGGGTACTGCCATTGGCTGGTGTCGCGTATGAGCAGCCAGATACAGATGAGTCCACGTCGTTGCATCGGCGAGTAGGCGAGCAGCTTCGACCAATTGGAGATTTTCTGGCTCATGTTATTTGGGTGGACCTGCACTTCGATTCCCGCAAGCACGTTGTTCGATGCGAGTGCGGTGATGTCCGTCGAACAGCTGTGAGGCAGTCCGGCTTCGCTGACCGCCTGCGGGTCGATGAGCCGGAACGCTCCCCAACCGTCGCCGCCGACGAGTTTGATGTCCGGATTGACACCGAGATGCAGTCCGACGTGCGCCGCATACGTATTGTGGCGCACGTGGCGTCTCATTCCGATCAACTGCTTGTCCGAAAGCATTCTACGAAGCCAAGTTGCTGAATTAAACAGGCCGAGCGTGTTTCGGATGAGTTTCTTGTCGGAGCTCAACGACAACCAGGTTTGCGGGATTATCTGCCCGGAAAATCTTTCGTAAGGACTGAAGCCGATGTCGATGACTCCCAGCCGACACAACGCGCCGTACAGGTTCGGTTCGTCGCGATGGAATTCGGGAGCTCCTTTCACGGAGAGTCCCGCCCGAAGCTGGTCGACGGTGCATGTCCTCCATGAAAGCAATGCGCCGATGATGCTCGTAACCAATTCACTGTTTGCCTTGACCATGCTTTCCGCGAACAATCGGTTCGGGACGATCCACTGATGACGTTGCGCCAACACTCCGGGGTGTTCGTTGTTCGCCACGTCGCTTCCGCGAATCCAATCGGCGTCGCTACCCATCGGCCATAGAGCACGGTCATCGGGATTCGGTGTGAGTGAGAGATCAACCACGATGGAACCACCCTTTTTTCTTTTTCACTTCGAACTTGGCCGGTTCGAATCCTTTATCGGGCAGAACCCATTCAAGGGTCTGCTCTCTCGCCAAGTCCAGATTCGAGTCAGCCCAATTCGATTTACCGGATGCGATCAGATTGCCGGCCTCGACCGTCTGGTACTCGACTCCGAGAAAAATCCCGTATCTTGAATAATCAAGTGGCCGGTAGTCTGTCATTCCGACCGGGACCGTGTCTTTTATTCCGATACATTCTCGGGGCAAACCGTAACGGGGAAACGCGCTGAGCAGATTCAACGCATCTCCTTGCGTTTGCACGCCGGCTTTGACGATGACCAGGCAAAGGTCGCCGGCGAGAACGTAGGGGACGACCATTCCTCCGGCGGCTGTGGTGCTGTCCTGCAGATCATCTGCGCTGATACGGTCGAGATCCAAGACGACGAAGTCCCAGAGCTTGCGTGCTTCCTCGATGTATGCGCGGTAGTGGTCCCACGACACCATCGCACCGGCCGGTGGAGCGAACGAAACATCGTAACCGATGTTGAACATTCGTCCCGAATTGGCGCCGTATTGTGCCGCCATGCCGGGACGCCAGTCGGCTATGGTGCGCGCCGGCATACGCTGCCCAGGGTCGAAGAAGGAACGTTGCGATGACTGTCTCATGTTGCCGTCGATAAGGAGGGGGCGTAGTCCTTTTTCTCTTGCCCGCTCGCATAATCTGCGTGAGGAAACCGTCTTTCCCACGCCTCCAGTGTTCGATGTGACAATGATCATGGGTGCCGTCTGGCGGGTCCTGTTCAGGATGATATCGCCTACCAGACGCTTGTCGATTGCCTGTATCCGCCAGAACTCGTGGACGAAATCCGTGATGCTTCGGTCCATGAAATATTCGGGGAGGGCCTGCGCTCCGATGGGTATCTGTCCGCGGTCGATCCAGTAGATTGTCCAGCCTGCATCGGCGACCGGCATCCAGTTTCCCGGGAGGTTCGTGAACACGATTCCCTGACGGCCTGGACGCACCGGGTGCCTTGTCAGGAAGTCTGCCTGGGCTGCGAAATCCTCTCCTGCGGGCACCCTCCAACGCTGTTCGGGGACCTTGGATCGCAGCACGTCGAGGATGCCTCCATGTCCGATTATCAGACTTGCCATCTTTTCTCCAAGTTCCTTTGAACTGTTTTTTGCTTGTTCCGGGGGTTTGCTCCGGAAAGAGACCATTTTTGACGAAACAACACTGATTTAGTTTTATTGACTGTTTTTTGTTTTTGTTGCTTGTTCGTCAATCGTCCTGTCTGTTCATTTCTTGATATTACGTCATATCTTGTTATGTGCCGAATATTTGTTGAAATTAACCATTCAGGATGATGACTTTGCTGATGTATGGGTTGTTGCGGTTCGTTGCTTTGTTGGCAATGTTGCGGTTCGTTGCTCTGGTTTTACCCTGCTGTGATGTGGTAATGGTGTCTTGGTGTTTGTGTGATGTGTTGCGGGTTGGCTTCTTTCTCTTGTTCTTGGATTGTCTTTTTCTTATTTCTTCTTCTCTTCTTTTTTCTGACTTTTCTTGGTTGCCTGTCTGCTCTTTTGTTTTTGTCCGTGATTTTTCTGGTCCGCTAGTTTGCATGAGAAACGGCGGCCGCGCGGCGCCGCGCCGAAGTCAAAACGGTTAATTTCAATATTTTTTCGGTTATTCGTTGTTTGCTCGGATACAGTCGTTGAAGACGGTTCACTCGAACGGTCCTGCCTTGACGAAGGGAGTTAACGATGGCAGATTTTCCATGGAACAACAATTTCGGCACCCCGACCCCAGCCCCAGCGCCGGTCGACGATTCCAAGCCGGTGAACGAAGCCGGGCAAGCGGACGATTCTGAGAACTGGTCGGCATCGGACGAGGATTCTCAGCCTGACGTCCAGCCGGAAGAGACGGATTCCGTCGATGAGACAACGCCCGACCGTGAGGAAGAAACCTCCGTCAAGGGTGCCAAGACCACGCGGCGCAAGACCGCGAAGAAAAACTCGTCCTTCCCTCATTTGGAAGCCGCCTCGTACGCGAAGATCAAGGACATGCTCGACGTTCTTTCCGATGACCGTACCGCGAACATCGCCAAGATTCTGTGCGAGACCAGCAAGACCGACGCTCCGGTTCTGCTTGAGGTGTTGACGGAAACCAAGACGCGGAAGCGGGTCGCCGAATTCTCCAAGTTCGTCAAGGAACTGGCTGGCGCTCAACCGTCCGACCTGAAGATGAGGCTTGCTTTCGCGTTCATGGAAGACAAGACTCTGTCCAAGACTCTGTTCGCTGTTTTGAATGCCGCCGAACCGGATCGTGGTTTCGGCCGCGCGTCCGGTGAGCCGATGAAGGATGTCAATGCGGTGGCTGAACACTGGGGTGACGGCGTCGATCTCAGTGTGGTTGAGAAGCTGAAAATCTGACGGCCGGCATCTCGGGATGCTTGAACGGTTGGATACGAACATGGATCCGTATCCAACCGTTTTTTATTATTCCGCGATGAGCTGCACACGGTTCTCCGCCTTTGGCGGCATCCCGTATGGTCTGATCACGAGGCCCGCCCTCGTCAACGAGAATACCCAGATTTTCTGAATCTGGTTGAGCTTTGTGAGGCTGACGGTGAGGTGCTTGGTGGACACCGTCTCCGTGCTCGTACCGGGGACGATCTTGTATAGATTATTTCGACTGATATACAGTTCCTTCTGCTCCGGACAGTAGAGCGTCGCGAACACCAGCAGATCCAAGGACAGGCTTCCGCCACTGGTTCCGACGACGGCGGAAAGAGGAATCTCCTTCGGTTCGCGCGACATCAATCGGACGTATTCCCAAGTGAAGGTAATGGTTTTTTCGTTCCAGCTTTCGCCTTGGACGATGTTCGTCTCTTCGATCGGTTTTATTTCTTTGCCGTCCCTTGAAGTGAACGTGATGTCCTGATAGCCGATGATGCTGGTGACCGTATTCTGTCGGCCGCAGCCTCCCGTCAGCATGCCCATTCTGCGGGCCACTTGCCGTACGTCCTTGCCGATGGTCAGCGTCCTGGTCTTGCCGTTGTAATCCGCGTTTTGTGTGTTCACGAACGTCGTGAACAGGATGCTTAGGAGTCGAGGCGTCCTGCCGAATGCGAGCGGATGTTCGTTGCCGCGCACGTATGGGATGAGCGGGTATGCCTCTTCCGCGACGTAAAGAATTCCGAATCCTGTGGCTATGCCGTTGTCCATCCCGACGCTTCTCAGCCTGTGTATTTTGTTGAGCATCCCGACTCTTCCCCTGTTTTTGCTTTTTCGGTTGATACCAACAATTTTACGGTTTTTCATACGCGACATGCCAACATACCCAGTAAGGCAGATGCTTGTTTTACACCGTCGAACCGAAGACCTACTGGCCTTTCTTCCTGGGACTGAGGTTCAGACACTGCAGCCGGTAATGAATTCTGCAGGACACCAGTTTCGGGTCGAGTTTCCCATACGCATTCCGGGCCATGTCGATATACAGTCGACACCCCGGATCCGACAAAGCGAAATCACCGACACTCCAACCCAATGGTTCCTCCTCGTGAGACTTATGCCTCGCCATCAGAAAAAACAACCTCCGATTCACACCGATTCGCATCCGGATTCGACGGCCGACGCGCCGTCCAAGTTGGTCAAAAAAGGCGGGCATGCTGGAGGCGTTGGGGTCGTCACCCGGCATGCCCGCCGGTCGTGGTTCTTATTTGTTCCACTGCGGGTCGTTCGGGAATGAGATGGGCGAGCCGCCCCACATCTGCCTGTCTGAATTGATCATCGCTTCGGTGTATCCGCCGTCCATGAGACTCTGGGTCCTGAGGTCGAGGTCGGGCCTATAGTGCTTGGTGGCTGGCGGTATCATGCCCATCATGTCCCCGCTGTTGAATCGGAGGACTTCCTTGTCGGCTTCCTCGCCGGCGATCAGCACGTCGATGTTGTTGAGCAATGTCATCGCGCTTTTCGTGTACGGGATGTCCCCTCTTTCGATGCTTCCCGTGAAGGTGATTTTGCATTCCCGGAGAAATTTGACGTGTTCGTCGATGTGTTCCAAGAGGTTTGGTGGTGTCGCTTCGACGAGGTGCGATCCGATGTTCGGTTCTGCCGTGAAGGTCATGTTGGCTCCTGTTTTTTTTGATATCAACCGATTACGTTTTGTCGTTTTGGGGGGAACCGCAATCGCCGTCTTCGGCATCGCTTGTGGTGGCCCTGAGGTAATTGCGTTGGGGGTTCCGCTGTTTTCTCGGTGTGTATCTTTTGTTTTTTTATGTGGACGCGTTCAGCATATCGCGACACTCCGAAGATTCACCCCCTCCCCTTAATTCTCTTTTACTTGTTATACTGAATACGTCCACATAAATCGAAAGAAAACAACGACAACCAATGGAAGAACACGACAAACGCTTCTGGCGAAACATGACATTCGCCCAGCTCAGAAACCGACGGGTACGAGTCTCCGCATACGGCGGCGACATGATCCTCGAATTCCGACTCACTCCCGGAATCGGACACACGCTCGGAGCCCGGCAATACACTGTCAACGGCTTCGACATCGGCGAACTGTTCCACGAAGGCCATGACGGATTCATGGAACTCACCCGGCAGAAAGCACCCGTCAGCATCAAGCTGCTACCCGACGAACCCGAATACAAAATCATCGAAGACATCACCGGCGTGCAACCCGGAGACGTCTTCGTGCAAACGAACGGGAACAAATATCCAGTACAGGAAATCACCGATGACGGCCATTGTCTAGTCCTGATTGACTCCAACACCTATCGGATTGATGACGACGCATTCGACCATGCTTTGCGACCGGCACCCGCACGAATTCCGGATCGCCCCGGACTGTGGGAGGACAAGTCAGACGGCCTGTACACCGTGTGGAAAAACGGTCAGGAGCTTTGGATCATGCAGATACGCGAGTCCGATGGGCGTTGGATGAACGGCCCTGCGCTGCTAATCGGCAAGACGGGAGAAAACGTCAACGATTCAACGACAAAGGATCTGTCCTCGAAAGCTCCATTCCGATTCCATGATGAAGAACTGTGAGGGGAGAGAATGCAATCCGTCACCAACATTTTCGACCAACTGCGTCTCTCTCCGCCTATTCCTGGACCACTGCACAAGAGAACGGTTGACGCTGCGGATCTTGGCACCACCGCCGAGGTTCTTGCCGCGGCGAAAGCCCTATACCGGCTCGTCGAAGGTCGTAGTGGCCGTCAGATTCTCGACTTCGGGCAACTCCCGAAACGAGATCAGAACCGGTACATCAACGAAGCGTTCAAAGCCTTCAACGATGCGCGAAAGGAAATGAAATGCGGTTCCGAACGAAAATCCTGAACCACTTCTGCCGAGGATGTGGAACCCTCCTGTCGGCAGATGAGAGACAGACCGGACTCTGCTCTTCCTGCTGGTTCGAAAAGGAGAAGAAGCAGTCCCTTGATGACAAGGACTGGCAGGAGGAACTGCTTCGAGAACTCGACGGATATCAGCCGATGGCGGGCCGATAAGAGACCGTAATTCAGAACGACAAGGAAACCGATGAGTATTTTTTTCATACAAGAAAAATCAGTTGACGGTTGGAAGCCCGCCTGGCATCGGAGTCTCATGCCTTCTTTCGAGAGCAAAAGACAAGCCATGCGCACCGTCCGAAGATATGTCACGCAACACGACCGAACGAGGCCAAGCATGTTCCGGATTCTCAAGATGAAGGTCTGATATGACGGTGCTGCGCATCGACAATGACGACGGATCATGCCGGCTGGAGATACCCGGGGCCAATCGCCGCTGGTCCCTGATCCTGTTGAGGGTTCCCAGCTTTAACGGGTTCAGCGCATACGTGACACCACAGGGCGGAAAGCTCGACGCGAACACTCCAAAAACATCCGTGTCAGACATCAGCGACCTGATTTCCGTACGCGACTTCATCGATGAAACCATCGCACAACACAATCAAGGACCAATCAGTGGCAGAAGAACAAACCCACTTTGAAATCATCGAATGCGAGAGCCACATGCCCGTGGCGATCCGTCAATTCGACTCGGAGGAAGAGGCCATGGAATACCTGAACATGCGTCTCAAATCAGAACAGCCAACCCATCCATCCGAACGCCATGAGGCACAGGAATCCGAGGGGACGACGGCGCAGGGGCTGCATGAATTCTCAGAACAGCTCCGCATCCAATCCATTCTGCGCATGCTGGAAATGAACGCGAGAGGAGAATTCAACGCCTTCGAACGCATAGAACTGTATGCCGCGCTCAACAATCAAAGAACAAGAAAAGCTCTTGGAATCACCGTCGAATCCTCTCCTTGCAAACAGAACCGCCAAAGGATTAACACGCAATGACATCAGGGAAAAAGCTCGATCGGGAAACCGTCGATTACCTTCGTACGCTGCCTGAAATCGTGCGCAGAGTGCAAGGCGGACGAATCTACTACACGAACTCCTTCAGGATGCAAGCGACGGCACGCTATGCCATGGGAGACCGGCCCGTCGACATCTTCCGCGACAACGGGATAGGACCCGAAGTAATCGGATACAAGCGCATCGAACGCTGTATCGCCCGGTGGAAAGAAAACCCGGACGAATTATCCACAGTAGATAGTCGAACGTCACGTCTGAAGCGCATCGAGGAAGAAATCAAATACCTCGAGCAGCAGGCGAAGAAAATCCGACTGGCCGAGGATAAGGAGGCGAGCAAGCAATGAACGATCCGTTTAACCAGGAACTACCACACAAGGATGAAGCGGAACGCACCGTATTGGGTGCGATGCTCCAATCCCGTGCCGCCATTGACGAGGCGCGTCAGAAAATCACGGAAAACGACTTCTACCAGCCGAACAACAAAACGATTTATCGTCTGATCTGCGACCTGTCCGATCAACATGGCGACGTTGACACCACACTGCTTTGCATGACATTGACCGAGCGGAAAATGCTTGATCATGTTGGAGGCCTGAACTACGTCGGCAAGCTCATCGATTATGCTCCGACCACGTCGAATGTCGGCATCTACGCGGACATGGTCAAAGACGCGGCGAAACGACGCGACATCATCGCCATCGGCACCCGCATAGCGCAAATGGGTCATGCGAACGATGCCGACACCGACAGCATCATCGGCAACGCCTTGGACGAGGCGTTCCATATCGGCGAGGACGATTCCAGTACCGATTACAAGGACATCTATACGGTTTCCACCGATATGCTTGACCATCTCGACAAGATTCAGAAGGGGGAAATCGCCGAAGGAGTCCACACCGGATTCAGGGACATCGATGACGTGACCCACGGTCTGCAACCAGGGCAGATGATCGTCGTCGCCGGACGCCCGGCCATGGGAAAGTCCACGTTGGGAATGGACTTCGCACGGAATGCGGCCATTCACGACAACCAATGCACAGTCGTCTTCAGCCTGGAAATGAGCCGTGAGGAAATCGCGCAACGCCTGTTCTCCGCCGAGACGAACATTCCGTTGAATGTTTTCCGCGACCCGTCTCAAATGACCGACGAACGATGGCGAACCGTCAACGGTTTTTGGCAGAAGCTCAAGGACAAGCCATTGTATATCGATGATTCCGCGAATCTTAAGGTCCCTGATATTCGAGCGAAATGCCGCAGGTTGAAGGAGACAAAAGACCTGAAACTCGTGGTCGTCGACTATCTGCAGCTCATGTCCAGTGGGCGCATGACCGAGAACCGTCAGCAGGAGGTAAGCGACTTCAGCCGCCAGTTCAAACTGTTGGCCAAGGAACTGCAGGTGCCGGTCGTGATCCTCAGCCAGCTGAACCGCAACGTGGAAATGCGCGCCGACAAAGTACCTCAAATGAGTGACCTACGCGAATCCGGCTCCATCGAACAGGACGCCGACGTGGTGTTCCTCGTACACCGTCCCGACGCCTATGACAAGGAAGATAGGCCCGGTGAGGCCGACATCATCATGGCCAAGCATCGCAACGGCCCGACCGAGACTTTCCACCTTGCTTTCCTTGGAAGCAACAGCAAGTTCAAGGACATGCCGCAGGAATATACGACCGGAATCTGACCCACAGAAGAAAAAAGGAAAACCCAATCATGGACGCGAAAATCACCGCCAAAGTGGAAACCATCACCCCGGAAATAGCGAAAACCATGCTCGGCGAAAACGTCAACAACCGGCGTATCAGCCGAGACAACGTCAACTTGTTCGCCCGCGAAATTCGCAACGGCGAATGGCGGTTCAACGGTGAGGCCATCAAATTCGGCAAAGACGGGCGACTGCTGGACGGCCAGCATCGTCTGCTCGCCGTCATCGCCGCCGACAAGCCGTTGACCACGCTCGTCATCCGAGGGTTGGAAGACGAAACCCAGCAGACCATGACAGCGGAAAAACCCGCACCTTGGGCGACGTGCTCACCTTGCGCGGAGAAAAGAACTCCACGCAGCTCGCCTCACTGGCCCGCGCCGTGTATCTGGCCGACCAGCTGGGCATGGAGGCCGCCGCTCAGAACGATTTGAAACCCACGCGCGGTGAGATTATCTCGTTCATCGACCAGACCCCGCAACTGGCGGACGTGCTCGCCGCATCACGCGCGTTCCGCAGCCAATCCGGGGACATGCTGACCAGCAGCATGTTCGCCTCGCTCTGGTGGACGTTCGCGCACATCGACACGGATGCGGCCGACAGGTTCTTCACGAGCCTCGCCAGCGGCGCGAACCTGCAAGCCGACGATCCGATCCTCATACTGCGCAACACGTTGATGGCTCAGCCTCACAAGGCCGGCCGTTCCACCCGCGACAACCGTGTACGCATCGCCGCATTGACCATCAAGGCGTGGAACAAGTGGCGTAAGGGCAAGCCTCTCCGCCAGTTAAAGTTCTCAGCCGGAGAATCGTTCCCTACGCCACGCTGACCGGTTATCCACAATCCACAACAACTGTCCACATAAAAAAAAACAATCAAAAAAGGAACCATCATGGCATACAACAAACGCTACCGCGTCTCCCACACATTCGAAAACGGGACCCGATTCATCGGCACCATCGGGATAAGGAACGCAACCCCGGATTTCCCTGAAAACATCGAAGGCCGTATGATCGTGGAATCGGTTAACGGACGATTCCAAGGCGTCTTCAAACTTGTCAACGGGACTGTCGGCCGCGTTTCTGGCGTAGTACTTCCACCTCAGCCAAAAAATTGGATCTTCGAGCCACAAGGTGCAGACAAGTATCTGCAAAACGAGACCGGGCCGAATGTCGAGCTACCTCGCACCGAACTCGACATCGCATCCAACCGGGAGCCCCAGTATGACAGTGTCCTCAGCGACGGGACTCCCGACGATGCGGAATTGTTGAGTCTCATCGCCTGACCGGAGCGAGAAAAAATGGCACAGATACCATCCGGATTCACGTTCAACGACGACATCACCGAAGACGCAAGCGAAAGATTCCCGCCGCCCGCATTGGGCTCCACCAGCATCAACTGGAATGATGCCGGCAGCGTATACGACGCGATTCAACAGGTCAGCGAACAGTTCAAACAAGCGTTCGCCGACCTCATCGACCAGTCCGCAAAAGGCACTGACAATAGCGTGGAATCACGCCTGTTCTTCACCATCGCCGCCTACAGCGCCATGAACGAACTGCACGACATGACCGCCCCCATACTCTCCAGCACGCTCATGAACCAGCATCCCGACTGGGTGCCGGTCATCAACGGCTGCGAAAGCAACGAGGAACTGATGGAAGCCTGGCCGGACGTGAAAACCGTGCATGACGCGCAAATCCAAGCGAACAAAACCGGACGACCGGTACGAGTCCATTTGAAGGACGCCGACGTGGACGCGATCATCTCAGTACAACCGATAAAAGAGGAGGACTTCCATGCTGAACGAGCGGCCTGAAGGCAAAGACAAATTCGGATATGTGCTTATCGGATTGCTTGTCGCCTTCGTTATAATCCTGGTAACTTCGGCTGTCATCTGGAATTCAAATCATCCTGAGAAAGTCCAAGAAAACTTTGAAAAAATCGACACCCAGCAAGCAGAAGAGAAGAAGGGCGCCAAGCTCGGCCCCTACACCATCCAGTTGAAGGACAAAAAAGTAGTGGACTGCGTAGGTGGAGCCCTATATACCTATAGCGGGATAAATGTTATACCAACCTGCGATTGGGATCACCCAAGACAGCTGGCCCCTGATGAGAAAGCCAACAGGCAAGCCACATACGTGACCCTAGGAAACGGCGAACAGGTTCCCTGTGCAGGCAACAGTTACATCGAATGCGGCTGGCAGTTGAAAGACGAACAATGAGCTTCACCAGCCTCACATCGCATGTAATCCTGCTAATGCTCGTCAGCTGGATGGGCGCCGAACTATTGGCCTCTGGGAATCGGATGATCCGTAGGGTGTTCGGGAAGCTCAGCGTACTGCTCGGCATGTATGCGTTGACATGCCTGCTGATAGACGTATCCAACCTGGCCCATGGGCATGCCCCGTTCATCGGTCTGCCGGTCAGCGGAATCATGCTGTGCGTCGCGGTTCTGTATGCGATTCGACATATCGGCGGATACAGGAAAGGACAATGATGGTTGACTATTCCGATTGGTTGAATTCTCTGCCTGGGGAATTCCATCTGAATACTGGGTGGTTTCTGGTCATTGCAATCGTCTCCGTATCCGTCATGTTTCTGATACTCGCTCGCTGCAGAGACCTCACCGATAGCTTAGGTTGGGAAAAATGCCAAGCATGCATCACAAGCCTCATCATCATCGCCGCCTGGGCAATTGGACTGCTTTGGTTGTCAACTACAACCGGAACGGAGCCACAGTACTTGACGTTCACGGAAAAGACGGAACGGACGTTCAATGTCAGTCATCTGCGTTGCGAAAATATCGGCGGATGCCCATCCAAGAAGCTGCCGGAAGATAGAACCGAGGCCACGTGGCTGCAGGGCAACAGGTATGTCAAGGGGTGGATACTTGTGGACGGCAACAAAGTCGGTCTCGTTGGATCCAATGGAATCCTATTAACGGTTAAGGAATCGTAATGAGCAGGACAATGACCTATGAGCAGCTGGAGTTGAACGGTTGTTATGCGATGCTGTGCGAAGCGTTGCGCGCCTGGTATCGGATCCAACATGACCATATTCGCGAGATCGCGGCGAAAACGTTGAAGGATGTGTACGGGTACGAGTTCCATCTGAACGGCGGAGGCTGCCCGTGGCGTCTCCCGTCCGTCGACCATGAGTGGGCGTTGAACAGTATGCGCGCTCTAGGCCTGCCGGAAGACAAGTTCGCAAAGAACACGATTGTCCTTGCTCGCCTGCTTGACGGCCAAAAGAAGGACTATGAACTCACGTCGGGACATACCTTGGAAACACCGAAAACCGTATACGGTTCCGACATTGACCGGCTTGTCGTAGTCGAACAATTCCATAATGCGTTCCGACGTATCACCACCGACTGGGACAATACTCTAAACAGAAAAACCATGGACAAGAACCTGGAACAATTGCTACCCATGGCCGCGCATGCGGTACGAAACGACCGTGAGGGCGGGACACCTGAACTGCGGCCGATGCTCGACCTATGCAAGAAAAGGCGGGAAAACAATGAGTGCCGATAGCAGACTTCTAGTCCAGGCCGTGCACGAAGGAATTAATCGGGAGCACCTGCTTCTGAATGATGTCGGCGGACAGCTCGGGTGGAGCAGAGACAAGACGAAGAACGTTTTCTCTGGTCGAACCAAACTATCAGGCGACGATGTGCTGGACATTCTCAGCAATCCGAATGTGCCGATTCCGGACTTTAAGCGGTATCGCATGTTCCTGCGGATCAGACAAGCTTTGCTCACGCCGGCGGAAGACGGGGGATTGAACAGACACACTTTTCAATGTTTCCGATGAATTGACTGATTCTTTGCGGTAAAGCGGAGACTGAGGATCCCCGAATAGCTAGACGGCTATCCGAAGTCCAAGAAAACATAGTTTCCGCTTACCGTAAGGAATCATTTTGTCCAACTCAGAAAAACAGCACACACATATCATTCCTATTCTTGCGGGCGCTACGACCGCTATCCTGTTGATGGCCGCAGGGGCTGGAACCGTGTATGCGGCTGACTTCACTGAAGCTCAAACCCAGTATGAGGTTGCTGTTCAGAGTGCACGGCAGTCCCACATTAATCTTGCCAAACAAGTCAAAGCAGTGTAGAAAACGGACAAGATTCCTGCCGGTCAGCTACTAGGGAAAGACCATGATCTCGTGTCTCGTATGGATTCGGCCATGCTCGGAGCCAAAGGTCAGTTGAAGGAAAACATTGCCCACAATCCGGATGCGGGAAGAATGAGTATCAGTCAAATCCGTGAGCTGACCGAGACCATTAAAAACCAAGACTCAGCCAATATTTCTTCCTCTTCCATGCTGAACCGACTCGATTCCTATTTGACACTCCCGTGGTTGAAACCACGGGATTCCTGCGAACTGGGCTTGCTTGCACTCGGGCGTTAGGTCCGAGTGCAGCGGCTTCCCATATCTGGCAGGCTATCCCCGATTGTCGGTCGGTTCCTCTTTTGAGGTCATTGTCCGGTTTGGTTGAGGCGAAGCGCCTCGTCCCGAATGTTCAGCGCGGCGTTCACATCCCGGTCGTGCTTCCGCCCGCAATGTTCGCACACCCATTCGCGCTCCGACAGCCGCAGCTCCTTGTACTTGCGTCCGCATTCATGGCAGAGTTTGGAACTCGGGTAGAACCTGTCCACCCGGATGAGCGTGCGCCCGTACCATTCGGCCTTGCATGCGAGCTTGTCCACGAGACCGCTCCAACCGTCGCGGAGTATGGAACGGTTCATCGCGCGTTTGCGCGACTGTCCGTTACGCATGGGCTTGCCGTTCGCGTCGAGCTTCTTCTTCGCTTTTCGTGTCATGTTCCGCACCATCAGGGTTTCCATGCCGATGAATTGGTTCTCTTCAATCAGCCTGTGAGATGTCTGATGTTGGAAGTCTTCACGATAGTGGCGGAGTTTCGCATATGCTTTCGCTACGTTCTGCTTCTGCTTAAGGTAATTGTTTGACCCTTTCCTTCTATGGGATAGTTTGCGTTGCTCACGCTTGACGCGTTCCTCCAAAACCTTCATACGGTTGGGATAGTTGATTTTCTCACCGGTGGATAGTGTGATGAAATCCTTAACCCCGACATCTATGCCGATTTTGCCTTCGACCGGCTTCTTCGGTTGAATGTCCACGTTGAACAGGAGCACCAGATAGTATTTGCCGTTCTCACGTTTCACCGTCCAGCTCGACAATGATTCGACCGGATAGCGCAAACGGTCACGTTTGCGGATTCTTACAGAACCAAGCTTCCTTGACAACGGATACCGGTTGCCGTCCAAACGCCGTATGGGCATACTGTTCCGAAACGATTGGACGTTGTCAATTTTGGAAGCGAAACGTGGACGGTTTTTACCATACTGCGCCTTATGAAAGTAGGCGGATTGGGCTTTGCGAAAATCCATGATGGCGTTGCTCAACGCGTTCGATGGTATGGGACTGTCCCTCAACCATTCGTTCGCATTCTTCATATCCGTCACATTCGGATACGATGGTTTCGGATTGGACTCCTTGTCATACGTGTTGAACGCTTCGACCTGCTGATTGTAGGCGAAACGCCTGTCACCGAAGCAACGCTCCAACAATAAGGCTTGTGTCTTGGACGGTTTGAACGGGATGCGTTGGGCCGCTTTACGCATGGTCATTGCTGTTCACGCTCCTTCTCCCGTTGACCGTCGATATATTTCGCCACCGCTTGTTCGTTGGTGGTGCCGATGCTTTCCACGAAATAGCTGGGCGACCATAGGCTCCTTTCGCCTTTCCGACGCCAATACTGGCTTTTCAGTTCGGGATGCATAGCGAAAAGTCTGAGGCTGGACGTGCCTTTCAGCTGTTTGACTATGCTGCTCACGCTGATTTTCGGCGGGGCTGACACGAACAGGTGGATGTGGTCGTCCAATCCGACCTCCATGTGGGGGATACGGTAGCCGTGCTCGTCGGCTATCTCTTGGAGGATGGCCTTCAAATCCGAGTCGATTCCGTTCTTGAGCACCTTGCGACGGTATTTCGTACACCAGATGATGTGGTAGTTTAGATTATATACCGAAGTCCTACCATGTGTAAACCGTTCATCGCTTGTGCTCATAGGAATAATTGTAGTACATCCACTACCATATGCATAATCGGGAGCGCCCTAACCCGGCATTGAAATACCGGGTTTGCGGGCTAAAAAAATTCATCAAAGTCTGGTGGATGCAGGAATCACAAATAGTATGCAACACCAAAACCCGCGTCGAGGAACGAACCCCAGTGATCAACGCGGTGGACAAACAATATCCGCAAATCCGCAGATGCTTCTTCACCAACAAGGAAGTCAAAGCCCGAGGCTGGCTCAAATGCCGCATCTTCGCATGCCCATACTGCCAAGCCATTCAGGGAGACACCTACATTCGAAACGAGTATTGGCGGCAAAAGAGCACACAACAGGAGACGAACGTCGGATGAAACACGCAATAGAAATTCTCGACAAGATACAGAAACCATTACCAGCAGTAATAATTCTGCTGGGCGTGGTCGGATTCCTCATCGAACTCATGGCTCACCTGCTGACCGGTAGCACCATGACCATGGCTTGGGCTTTGCCCGGCATAACCGTCGCCATCGTCTGGGTGGGGCTTGTTGTCGCGGATGTGGCACTATCGATGGTCACGGACGGCTTGGACGGTGGCGACGATCAACTTCGCAAATAGTGGACGGAAAAATCAGTGTACGTTCAACGGCAGGAACATTTTTCCGGAGTGATCAATATGCCGGAAGCCATAATGCTCATAAAATCTTACCGCCGAATCCGAAGCGGGCTCGACAAGCAGCGCCTTGGCTCCCACTATTTCAGCCGCGCTAGAAGCTCGCAAGGTTGCATCCCTCAGTAGTTGAGAACCTACGTGCATGGTCCGGTAGCGTATATCGACTCCCAACATTCCCAAAAGTATCGCCGGAATCGGATCCGGACTGTTTCTTTTCAACCATCCGTTTGCCTCGGCGTGATTGATACCGTATGCGCTAAGCGTGTAGAAGCCTGCCAGGACTCCATTCGAGAATGTCGCATAGGCGACGGCTGTATGCTGTCTGCCGGCGTTCTTCAACTGGTTTCGCAGCCAGTTGTTGACGACCGGCAAGCCGCAGTCGAAACCGTCGGCGTCGTCCTTGGCGGTCAGACGCCGCGGCGGGGTGAAATCGGTCATTTCCAGATCGGCTCGCTCTCGAGCAGCCGGACCATCTCCTCCGGCATGGGCTCGTCCAGTGCCCGGACGAACGAATCCCACGCCTCGTCGTCCAAATGGAGGACATGAGACTCCCGGATGTCCCGGTCGGCGGCGACGAGCAGGTTGGTCAACGCCCATTGAGAGGTGCTGAGCCCCCGGATCGCGGCCGCCTGGTCGAGGCGTTCCTTCTGTGATGGCGTGAGCCGCATCTCGAAGCGGCTGGCCTTGTTGGTGGTTTCCGTCATGCCATAATTGTACGGCGTTTGTACGTAAGAGTCAATGAGGATCTGTTGTCGGACGCGGACGGCCGCGACGGCGGATGTCGGATGGGCCGTTCGTGTCCTACGCCTCGGGCTCCGCGTATGCGATCGCTGCCAAGGCTTCGGGCGTACGTCGGCAAGGACTCAGGGGCTGACCAGTTCCACCGCTGAAACGCGATGGGGGATGCTGTCCGTCCTCATTCGTTTATATACGGCTTGACGGCGAATGCTCTTGGGGTAGAACACGTTGCCGTTGCAAAGGCCCGACCGCATCCGGTTCCCGTTCCAATCGGAATCCAATCCCAGGCACCACGCCTCGCCGCCGAGGTAATACACCACTTCGGCCTTGTCGGAGTCGACCACCACATCCACGTTGCCTTCAAGGTCCAACGCGTTCGAAAGCACCTCGGCCTTGCCTCTTGTCCGTGGATAATCGGAGTAATGTATGGCCGAGGAGGGAAGGCGTCCCTTGATCAGCTGGTCGAAGAAATAATTGGCCTCTATGGTCTTTCCGGCATGGACCACCTGCGGCGGCCTGTCGCACCATACGCCGCACAGATGCTCGAAGTTGCGCTTCTCCCATAGGATGTCGATGACGAGGCCATCCTCGCAGGTGATAAGGGAATGCCGGCCGATCAGCGGCCTGTACTTCTTGGCCGCCGCGCGATACATGGGAATGAGTTTCTTTTTCCGGGAGCGGTCGAGTTCCGACCCCCTATGCGACGCGGCGGTCATGAAGCCCCTCTCCGAAAGACGATAAAAACCCGGGAACGTCAAGACCGGTAACGTTCCCGGGTTGTGGAGGACTGTTGTTTCGGTCTTCTGCATGACTACCCAAAAGGGTCGGACACGAACTCGAATCGATGCCGTCGCGTCGATCCGTATCACCCGTTCGCAGGGGCTAGACTCCCAATTCTCGCAACGCATGTTCCGCACGGCCGGTTCATGGGGAATCCGCGGACAGCCAATCCTCCGATAAGACTTCGGCTTCAACCCCGACCTCCGGACGGGAAGAGGAGCATGGGCCAAGGCCTTGATTCCAAACTATACAATCGAACCATGGAAGTCAAATACCCCCTATCGTGACATGAGATAGG